TCTTGCCCCTGTTACGTCCGTCGCTACGCTGGTCATTACTACAGGGTCGCAGTATCAACTGGCCTCAACGCTCGATGACGCGACGTTGGTCGCAGATTACACCAGTAGTTGGGCGTATGAGTTAGCCTCGACACTTGCTGCCGCTACCTTGTCGGCCACCTACACTGCGACTTCTACCGGCCCAGGTTCGACGTGTGATACCGCCGCCTCGACAACGGTTGAGACGCTTAACTCTGCGACCAGTACGGCGTTGCCCGGACAGTGGTGGACAATTACCGGGCTGGTTAACGGCACAACATACTACCTAAGTTATTCTCCAAATGGTACGAGCGATCCGAGCTTCCAAGCATACCAGGGTGGTAGCTGTCCAAGTCCGTCGAACCTCTTACCGTTCTTCGATTACGCAGGTTGCTACCACTTCACGTCGGGTACTGGCCAGTTCTGGATTAATTTCAGCTCTGGTCTAGGTGGAGCTACCCCGTACAGTTGGAAGCTCTCCACCACGCCGTGCTAACCCTTAACCGTAAGGCTAACGATTCATGTCAGTTCAACTCAGCACTTCGGTCCGCAACGCGCGCCTCGACGCCATCGAGACGGCGATTGGTACGTCACCGATTCTGAAGATTCGCTCCGGCTCTGCCCCGGCCAACTGCGCGGCGGCGGACAGCGGAACGGTGTTGGCAACCCTCACCCTCCCGTCCGACTGGATGGCGGCAGCGGCGAGTGGATCGAAGGCCAAGAGCGGTACGTGGGAAGACGTGTCGGCCGACGCCACGGGCACGGCCGGTCACTTCCGCATCTACGATTCGGGTGGCTCGACCTGTCACCTTCAAGGTACGATCACCGCGACCGGGGGTGGCGGTGACATGACGGCAGCTTCCACAAGTGTCACTGCCGGTCAGGACATCGTAGTGACCGGCTTCACCCTCACGGACGGAAACGCCTAATGGAACTACCCTCTGTCGTTCAGCAGGCGGCGAACTTCGTCCAATCGGCCGTCGCCCACGTCGCCAACGGAATGCAACACGTCGATGAGGAGACGCAGAAGAAGCGGCTCGCGGCGTGTGAGTCTTGTCCGAACCGAGTTGAAAAACGGTGCGGGCTGTGCGGCTGCGTCCTAGAGCGGAAAGCTCGCTGGGCGTCGTCCGACTGTCCCGACAAACCTTCCCGATGGAGTTTACTGTGAAGAGCTTCGTACTATCCCTGCTAACCGCCGTCCTGCTCGCCGTGCCCGCGCGCGCGGACTTCATCACGACCGGTAACCCCGTTCACCCCGGTGGCACTCGCGCGACCGTGGACATTCCCGGCGACCAACACATCCGCAACATCGGCGGTAGCGACGGCGCGGGCCTGTGCGTCGGCACGAGCAACGAGGTCGCGGGCCGGTGGCAGAACCTCGGCGAACTCGCGGGCTTCCAGAAGTGGCTGTCGAAGCGACCGGGCGGCAGCTACCCGGAGATGCTCGAAAAGGACTTGAAGACGTTCGCCAGCAGCAAGGGCGTGGCCGTTCCGCGTCACGTTCAACACACCGGCGGCGACGTTGAGTTCCTCCGCCGGGCCGTGAAGACGCGGCGCATGACCTCGATCACCTACGGCGGGCACGACAACTTCTACGGTGAACAGGGCATCGCGCACATGGTGAACTGCGCGCACCTCGACGGCAAGCTCGGCGCGATCATCGACAACAACGAGCCGACCAACTGGCGGTGGATGAACGACACGCAACTGGTGAACCGCTGGCTGGGCAAGCGCGACAACGGACAACCGATCTACGTGTACGACCGGTTCGGCCGCGCGTTTGAAGTCGGCGGCGGATGGGCCGTCGTGTGGCTGACCGCGCCGCCGCCTCCCATCGACACGACCGCCCGGAGCTACCTGCCCGAATCGAGCGCACCGGCGAACATGTTGGAAGACGAGCCGATTCCCGAACCGATCCAGCCGAACCCGGAGCGTCCGGACCTCCGACCGGAACGAAACTTCCTCGACCGGAACTTCGGCATCGACGGCGGGCACTTCAAACCAAAGATGCGGTATTGGGTGGACGGCGTTGAGTGCGACCGGCACGAGGCGATGCGAATTGTCGTGGGTGCGGACGACGTACTGACCGACGACAGCGAGAAGCCGTACCTGTCGTTCGTGGTGGACGACAAGGCGCTACGGGCAAAACTTGAAGCGGCAGTCGCTCCGTACTCCGGTAAAATTCACGTCAACTTCTACACTCCCGATTCGTGGGTCGTGAAGACGCGACTGAGCGCGAAAGTGACCGCCCAACTCCCGTACTCTCAGGGCGGCAAGGCGGTGTTTCGCGGCGAGTCACTGACCGAGGCGGACGCGGTGGTGGCCGCGAAGAAAGCTCTGGGTATTGTCGATCCGGTCATTCCGCCACCGGACAAGCCCGTTGTTCCGAAACCGGACACCGACCCGAAGCAACCGGACAAGTCGCCCGATGCGAAGCCGGATTCGCAGCCCCAGCCGCAACCGGCTACCCCGACCAACATTCCCCTGTGGCTCGTCGCGTTGGCGGGTCTGATTCTGTACCTCCTCGGAAAGAAAGGTAGCTAACCATGCTGTTTGCCGAAGCAAGTCTCGACCTCTCGTGGCTCACCGCCATCCTCTCCAAGATCGACCCGCAGGCCGCAGCGATTGTCGCGGCCGTCATATTCATCATCCAGCACTTGGTCAACAAGCAGGGCGGTAACTTCAGCCTCGCCGGTTTGCTCAACTTGCTGTGGTCGCTCTTCAGCAAGACGCCGACCGCTCCGGTCGTACCCGTGCCTCTCCCGTCGCCCGTGCCGCCAAGCCCGGTGAACGACCCACTCGCGAATTTTCCCGTGCTGAAAGGTCTGCGCGACATCCTGAACAGTGTCTTCAGCCAGAAGGTGACGGACAAGCTCGCGCAGAGTGACGACCACACCGACGCGCTCGCGCTGTTCCAGAAGTTGAGCGCGGCCTTCGACGAGGGCAAGGTGGAACGCTCCGGCCCTTTCGTCGGCCCAGCGGTAAGCCCGCCGTCCTTGAAGTAACACGACTCACGAATCGTGACTAACAACGCGACGACCGCACTCTCAGAAATATCTGAGAGTGCGGTCGTTTTGCTTTTGTGTTACTTGACGATCTTCACGTCGCCGGTGTCCGTGTCGATCTCCAACCAGCACGCCTCGCCGTACATGATACCGAGCGCGGAGAGCTTCTCGTACTCGGCCCGTTTGCGGTTCTCGAACTCGCCGTCCCACGCGTCGTCTATCACGTTCAACCCTTCCTCTTGCATCTGACGTGCGACCGGCTCATTCAGAGCTTCGTTCACCGCGTCCGGCGTCTTGAAGTAAACCTTGACGATCACGACAACACCTCTCTGGGAATGACACGGCCGGGGTAGAAACACCAATCGGTCGGCACGCTCGCCGTGTAACTGCGCGCTCGCTTCAGACACCTGTCCGCCGCCCACTCGACCGTACCACGATTGGCCGTTGGCTGTAGCCGATGCCAGAGCGCGACGCGATCACGCTGTTCGTCGATCTCCGGGCAGTGATTCGTGTGCATCGGCGTCAGCAGGTGGTGAAGGTAGTACACCCACGACGTTTTCGCGAACAGGCGACGACTGACGATCTCGACCCACTTCAGCCACGGGTCGTTGAAGTTGATCGTGTACGACATCACCGGTTGCCAGAAGCGTTGAAGCTCCTCACGTCCGCCGCGAACGAAGGTCACCATGTCGAGCAGGTGCATCGGCTGCGCCACCAGTCCGTCGTTCTGGTACTCGATCCGATGGCCGAGGTGCGGGGCAAGAACGGTCGCGTCGCGCACGATGTCGGTGAGCCACTGTGAAAATCTCATGGCCCGAACTCCCACGGTTGAGGGTACATACCTGAGCGCAGAATAGTTAGTTGCCGCTGATCCGTCTCGCCCTGCTCTTCCAGCCAGTCCGCGTGAATCGCCGCCGCGTTCGCCCATACGTGGGTGTCCGTCCCGCCCTCTTTCATGGCCTCGACGATCATCCGACCCGTTACTGATCGGTTGTCGGGTAAGAACGAGTGCTTCCCGAAGTACAACGAACACGAAGGCGGAATATCTCTGTACTGATTCAGCACCGCGTGGGCCGCTCGTGGGGTGTCGCACAGGTCTTGTGCGTCGGCCAGATACACTAAGTCGTGGCGCAGACGATTCAATATCTGCTGGTTGGCGTACCGCTCGCGGTCCGGTCGAAAGAGCGGTTCGCGAGCGAGCGCATTCACGAGGCGGTGCTGACACATCTGCAAGAAGCCGAGCGTACCGCGTGTCATGGCCTCGACCGACAGTTCCGATGGGACGTAGGCTTGTGCCCAGAAGTATTCACCGGCGCGGCACTGAATAGTCAGGTCGCTGCTGATGCGGACATAGACCGGGAGCGTCACGAATCGTTCGGCCTCGGCCATCCCTATCGTCCACGTTTGCGACGAACGATTCGAGCCGAAGTCGAAATGCGATTCGGTCAGAATGTACGGGACGACTTTTGTATCGTCGGGCATATTACACCCCGTTGGGTAAGAGTGCGTGAACCATTCCACCCACTTCTTATCAAGCAGCTTTGAGGAAACTCCCATTGCGCCACACCTGCTCGCGGAATTCATCGCCCGGAGGCGGTGACTTGGCGTACCGGGGAGCGTACCCGCCCTCGGCGTCCAGGGGGAAGTCCGCCGCCCACGCTGGCAGCGACGACACGAGATTCATGAACTGCGGGTACTGCTCGCGCTGTCCGCTCGACACCACCTCGTCGTGAACGTGGAGCGCGACCTCGATGCCTGCTTGTTCCAACCGCACCAGAGCCGCCGCCAGGAAGTCGCGACTGATGGCCTGGACGACGTTCTCGGTCCACTTGCCGCCGTACATCTGGGTCGGGCCATACCGGGCCGACGTGTACACCACGGCGTCGATCTTCTTGTCGCTGCCCTGCAAGAACTTCGGCTGCACCTGCGTGACACGCGCCTCGCGGTAGATCAGTCGTCGGCCGCTGGGCAAGTAGCACAACAGGTGCGGGCCGTCGCACACGAACACGACCTTGAAGCCGTGTCCGACTGAGAACTCCAACCCGCGAGACAGGCACGCGGCCTTCGCGCCCTCGTTCAGTTGCTCCCATATCCCGCCACGAAAGTACGGCACTCCGTTGTAGTCGCCCGCGACGATTCCCGCGATCTTCGGGTGGAACTTTCGGTACGCGAGAATAGCTTCCGGGCCGCTCGTGCCGTTGGCCGCGAGATCGACACCGTTGGCGGCGGCGTACACGCTCATCTTCGTGCCGCCGAGTTGATAGCCCGCGCCCAGACGAACGATCTTCCCGGCCTGACGATACGAGTGCTTTTTCGCCTTCTTGTAGTCACCGTCCACTCCCGGCCACGCCTGCCACGGGCCGAACATCACCTCGGCCATAGGAATGTACGGGTCGGTCACGTCCCAGAACGTCTTCATCAGCACCGCGTCGCCCGCGAGGTGACCCAGCACTCGCGCCTCGATGCTCGCGTAGTCGGCCGCGAGTACCCACGATTCGTGAGTGTACGGCACGAAGAGCGAACGAATCAGCGCACTCGCTACGTCGTCGGGTGTGAGATACTTCTGTCGGCCCGCGCCCTTTCGCGCGTCTTCAAGCAGCGCGTCCACGTCCGTGTATTCGAGCTTTCCCTTCTTCTGAAACAGGTCGATGTAATCCCACGCTTTGATGCCGTCCTTTGGTCGCGGAAGGTTGTGCGGTTGCAGCTTGCGAGCGGCCCACCGGAACGTGTGCGCACCGGCGTAGACAGCCCACCCGCGAAGGTGATCGTCGTCGCCAATCGCACCCGCTGCTGCCGTGAGCTTGCCGCCCGTGATGCGCAGTGCGCTCGCACGAAGTTGTAACACGCGTACCGCGAGGTTCAGTGCCTCACCGTCCACCTTCTCGGTGTCCGCGTCTTCCTCGTCGGCCGTGTCGTCGCCCTCTTCTTCGCTCGCCGAGTACACGTCAATGAACCGCTGCACCAATTCCTTGCCCAGCGACACGCTCACCGTCTTCGTCCCGTCACCGGCCGTCTTAACCACACGGAACTGAGTCTTCACCGGGATACCGATAGATTCGAGCCACTCGATGATCCGGGCGCGGGAATTCAAGTCGGCCTCACTCAACAGTTCGACCTTGCCGCCCCGCGTCAACTCGGCGATCTTCTCAATCGCGTGTGCCTTGCCCTGCTCGGTCAACGAGATCAGCGCGTGGAGCAGAGCGCGGTCGATCTTCACCCCGCGAGCGTTGATCGCGATGTGAGCCTTGATGACCTCCTGCTCCTCACCGGGCAACTTCAGCCACCGCGCCACTTCCTCCCACACGCCGCGCAACAGCACAACGTCCTGTACGTTGTACTCCGCGATCATCGGCATGATGCCGGGCGGCACGTCCACCGCGTCACCGTGATCGCGCCCCTGACAGTGCTTCTTCATCAGCTTGCCTGCGGCCTTATATTTCCCATGCCCCCATAGCCGGTGGCCGATCTGATCCAAGCCGCCCGGCAGTCCGACCGCGCGAGCGAGCGGCGACGTGTCGAACCACTCGCACGGTTGCCACTCTGTACACTTGTGCCGCCACACCAGTTCGTCGAACTCCCACGCGTTGTGTGCGCACCACGGCCGGTTGGTTACCTCTTTCAGCGGTTCGGGCACGTCCGGTCCGTGGTAAGCGAACGCGGTGATGCCCTGTGCCTTCGAGTAGTCCTCACGAATCGTGGGATGCCACGGATACCAAATGTGGAAGCGGTTCGGCGCGTCCGACCACGCACAGGTCAGGATGTGCGTGGACGGGTGCTGAGCGTACTTCCACCCACCGACTTTCGGCAGATCGAGTGCGGACCGCGTTTCAAGGTCAATAAAGACCGGCTCAATATCTGTCATTGGGACTCACCGTGTTAGTGTAGTTGCGCTCGCAGCCGCTTGTACGTTTCGAGCCACAGGTCGGCCTCACCCGGCAGGTCGTACACTCCGTGCTTTTGCACCCATCGGTACATCGCCCCTTTCTCGTCGCACATCTCCGACCACGGTGCGGCGGTCGCCATGCCCATCAGACGCGCCTCGACGCCCCCGAACATTTTGTCCGCGTGATGAACGACCATGTGATCGCTACCGGTGGCGCTGATACCGAGGGTGTCGAGGATGAAATCGAACGCGTCACTCTCGTACTCGCGCACGCCCGACTCGAAGCACAGCCGACGCTTCAGGTTCGCGTTGATGTCGCCCACGCCCAGCACTTCACTGCCGTCGTGCAGGGTCGCGAGCAACTGAGCCACGACCGACTCGCCGCAGTCGGCCAGATACCCGGCCAGGAGGCGCGAGTGCCTCCCGACCGAATAGTGGTACGGCGTGTGACAGCCGAATCGTGGCAGGCGGCACAGTGCCGAGCCGAGGACTTGCGGTAACTCCTCCCGCACGTTTCTCCACTGACCGCCCAGCTTGAACTTCCACTTGCTGGATGTCTTCTCAACTTCGAGCCACCGGCCGTTGCCGAGCGGCATTTGAAACGGGGAGGACTTGTCCATTACACGTCCCACTCTTTCTTGTCGAGGAACAGTTTCATACCCAGGGGCGGACCGTCGTACTCGATCACGGTGACACCGCACGCGGCCAGAATGCGGTCGCCGTCGTCAACGGACTTCTTCCAGCGTTCGGGGATGCCACCGTACACGGCGGGTTTAAGCCTCACACACTCGCGGACGCCGGACAGGACTATCGCCCGCGCACAGTCGGCACACGCGAGGTACGGGCAATAGAGCGTCCAGCCCGCGAGGTCGCCGCCCTTGTTGTGCGGAGAAGTCAGCGCGGAGAACACGGCCGTGCGCTCCGCATGTTCGGTCCACACGAGCTTCTCGTCGCGGTCGTTCAGGTCGATGTCCGCTCGCGGCGGCAGGCGAAACGCCGTCGCACCGAGGCGGTTGAACACCGGCGTGTTGCACCCGCAGTAGAACGCCGTCTGGTTCGGGTGAACGATCACCGCACCGTTCTTGGTTGACGGGTCGGGCGATTCGCGCGAACGGTTAGTCGCCACACAGAGCCACTGACGCTGTTCTCGTTGACTCACCGGCATTGCATTTTTCTCCACAGGTACTCGGACATCCAGTTGGAGTAGGAGCGGGTCAGATGTCCGCGCGCCGCGCCCTCACCGAAGAAGAAACTCTCGAAGTAGTCGGCCATACGACCGTCCACGATTCGTGCCTCGTCGATCATGTCCGCGATGAGACACGCGGTATCGAGCGACGAACTCTTGTCCTCCAACGTGACCGGATCGGCGTCCTCGATCACGATGGGTTTGCTCTTTCGGCCGAGGAGCGTTCGCTTCACGGCCCGGCGACAGATGAGCTTCGCCAGTTGCTTCGGATCGCCCCGCGTCTCTTCCTCACGGGCGCGAAGGTACTGGTAGTTCTCGATCAGCGTGAGCGCGGCCTGCTGGTGCAGGTCTTCCGGCTCGAAGCCGCGAGCGCGGAACAGCGAGTGCCAGGGCCAGAACCAAAGGGGGATAACATCCTTGTATCGCTCGGCATACGTGCCGGTGATTGCCGTCAGGTTCACGTTGGTAGCTCCCACTGTTCGGGGTTGACAATCGCCTCATTGACCGCTGTCGGCTTGTCCAGTCGGCCGACCCGAAAGCGAACGTACAAGTTGCTCCCGTCGTTCGTCAGATCGAGCCAAACGTGTGCGTCCGTTCCGAGGATCGAGGCCCAATCCTTCTCGGTGAGCCGCCGACTCGACATCCAGTTCGCACCGTCCAACCCGTCCGCGAAGATGTTGTACTGAGCCAGAAGCTCGTCGTTCGCCTCGGAGTTTCGGGATATCTTTTTATACCCGTTCGGATACCGCTTTGCAAGCCTAGCATTGTCAATTCCGGGGGCGCGACAGACCTGACGGAAGAACTCGCGGAGGTCCGGAATCGGGTTGGTGAAGTCGTCACTCTTCTCGATGGTCTTGATGCCCAACTCGTCCGCCATCACGTCCCACGACTGCATCTTGTAAAAGAACCGGTCGCACACGTCGGACAGGAGCGCGTTACACGCGTCGGCCATCTCGACCGACACGAGTCGCAGGTTCGACAGGTCTTTGACGACGCCGTGCTTCGCCCGCGTCTCCGGCCACGAGGTCTTCAGCCCGAAGATGCGTTTGTGCCAAATGCGGCGGGCGATTTGCGTCTCGTCCCGCAGCGACATCGGCAGTACCGGTTCGGTCAGACCAATCGCGGGCAACCGACCCATCTTCACCGGCCCTTGATACGCGACCCACGAGGCCGAGTTCTCCGTGAGGTTGAGCAACGGGTCGAGCGCTTCGCGGGCCGAAGTTCGGTGCGCCCCGCGCACGCGCATCGTGTCCTTGATGATCTCGTTGAGCAGGAGCAGTCCGTTGCTCCGTGCCCCGTCGCTGATGTTCTGTCGAAACCGTGCCGTCTCCTGCTCGAACACTACGTCACGACTCGGTGCGGCCATGATCGCGGCGGCGGCTTGCATCGTCGAGGTCTTCGCCACGCCGGACGATCCGCTCACGAAAAGGAACGGCTGCATACCGACCCGCGTCTCTTGTGCGCACGAAATGGCGCACATGGTACAGTACACCAAGTCGTGGTCGATGCCGGGTAGCACTTCTTCGACCCGCGCCCACGCCTCGTCCAACTTCATCCGCTGCGACTTCTTCACGTACTCCGGCAGGAAGCGCGCTCCACGGGCACGAACGTCGTCGTGGGCCAGCGCGACGAGTGTTCGGTTCGCCAGCGCATCGGCCAACCACGGCCGAGTCATACGAAACCCGTGAACGATCTCCACGGGCGGCAACCCACGATTCGTGAGGTCGATGTTCTGGTTGAACAGTGCCACGGTTGACATCTTCGGTTTCGCCGCTCCCTTGTCGTCCACGGTACACGCTGCCGGTAGAGTCGCGAGGATCGGGCCGATGTCCTTGCCGCACACGGTCGGTGACCCGTCACCGAGGTTCTGCCACAGGTTGTTGATCCGCACCAGTTGCTCTGTGTCGCGCTCGAACACGAGCGGAACTAAACGGGCCGAGGGCTTACCATAGTGTGCAGCCTTCAGCGCGGCCGAATACGCACGTCGGGCGAGATCGTAGGGCAAGTTGTACTTCTCGGTCAAAACCCAGCGCGCGTGTCCCCAATGCGTCAGGTTCATGACCATGCGACCGAGGTCGCCCGCGTTCGGTCCGCCTAGTACGCTCGTCCACGACGCCCAGCCCGGTTTGCGACATCCGAGCGTCTTACCCTCACCGTTACAACGGTGGCAAAAGATACCGTCCTCGCCGATCACGACCGGCTCGCCCGTGGACGCGTGCATTGGTGTCGGGTTGATCGGACAGCGCGTGTGGTCGTACCGTCTGCCGATCTCCATGTTCTCACTCGCGAGCCACTCGTCGCGGGCCACGGTGTCGGCCTCACTGCGCGTCAACCACCCGGCGAGGAGCGCACTCGTGTCCTGTTGCCCGGTCGCGTCGTACTGCACCGGTTTGTCGCCCGGTCCGCGTACTTGTGTCTTCAGTTCCAACCCGGCAGTCGGGTCGATGGCGCGCCACCGCAACGCGGCTGCGGCTGCAAGCTCGTCGGCGGCAAACTCCCCACTGGCGAGATAGAATAGGTGCAGTCCACCGGACTTCGAGAAGTGCCACGCGAACGGTCGTGGGGCAACGTCGGCAATCACTCGTGTCGTCGCCCACGCTTCGTGAGGTACGGGGATGCCGTGATAGTCGATGTCAAGGCAGCACAACGAGGACGCGTCGGACCAGACCAGAATCTTCTCGTTGGCAATCGTTGGCAGCAGTGTGTTCAGCACGGCCACGGGCAGTAAGTTGAACTTCTCGCCCGCGATGTTGGTCTGTTCCTTGTCGCGCACGATGAACAACCCGCAGCCCTTCTCCTCTTGCACCACGTCGAACTTCTGCGGCCGTGCGTCACCGCCCTCGGCCGTCTTGCGAGCGGCGTCGATCCAGCACAGGAGCGTGCCATCATCTATCCCAATCGACCGGGCGACTTCCAACCGCCGCTTTTTCGCGTCCGGGTTGAAGCGGTCGCGGTCGGTTGTCGTTCCGCGTGTCCACGACACGATCACGAGCTTCCCGTCCACTTGCACCGTGACCTCGACCTTCGCCGGAGTCGTCATACGAAAATCCTTCGTCGAAGAAATCACCGAGCGGATTTGACGCCGCTCGGTGGAATGGGTGGCAGACGGTGGGCCATTGCAACCCACATGGCCGTTATGGTTTCCACTACTTGTTTTCCAGACAAGCAGCAAGTGGTTATCTCTCCCACTGCCACCGGGTTCTCAGCCCGGTGCGTTTCTCTTTCGCCACGCCCGCCATGTGGCTTACTTCTCTCGACCGTAAATCAAGAAATCGAACGGCGGATACACCCAGCACAGGCACGACCACAGCAAGAGGAACGGATACCAGAACGGCGTGGAGAGCCACACAACAGGCAGAGGAAAGAAGCCGATCTGTGTCTCTTTGTCCAACAGCTTTGTGTTCCCGTAATCGTCCGTGTGCGTGTACCACCAGATTGACCAAACGGGATCACGATAGAATGCTCGCGTCCACGACGGGCCGATGTATAGCCAACACCACGCGAGGTAGCCGACGATGCCCGTCCACCACCAGCAGAACGTCGGCACGCGACGAACGAACGCCACCACGTCGTCCGGTTGCGCGTAGGACTTCGGTTCAGCCCCGATCAAGATGATTGCCCAGAGACACACCTGGGCCAGCATGAAGCCAGTGAACAGAGCGAGAAAACATCGGACGACCGGTTTCACGGCAACTCCTCGACTTTGGTAATGAAGTGCGGGACGGTCTTAATGCCGGTCAGAACTCGACCGCCGCCGTCCTCACGAATCGTGACCTTGATCTCGGCTGTGCGTGGCATGATAACTCCCTGGTAAGTGTACGAGTGCAGAGGTAGTCAACCTCTCAGTGGGTGAAAACCACCGGACTTTTGTGGTGAGCAGGACGTTTCACCGCGCGAGGGTGTCAAGCCGTCGCACGCGTCCATTCACCAACGAGACAGTCGCACCAGTCGGGGATGGAGGAATCGAACCTCCGCCGCGTCGTTCCAAGCGACGTATGCTACCACTATAACAATCCCCGAACGCCCGCCGTGACCACTCACCTGCGGGTTTGTAGGGCGCTCTCACTCGATTGAGCTACGGTGCTGTAACACCGGTCCGGAGGAGCGAGCCGGACATCTCCCCACTTTCCATCAAAACGGAATCGGATCGCCCTTGTCGTTCTTCGGTTGCGCGTCACGTTGTGCCGTCGCGCCCATGTCTTCCTTCAGTTCGTTGACCCGTCGCAGGTGCGAGCGGATCGCGGCGTTCAGGGCCGTCTCTTTCTTGTTCTCACCCTTGTACTGCTCCGGCGCGAGGCCCATGTACCGGTGAATCGCCTCGATGTCCGCCAGCGGTGTCGGCTCGACCCGGCCGAAACCCTTGTTGAACTTCCCCTTGCCGTCCGCCGTGACTTCGAGCTTGCCCCAGATCACCGCACGCGCACGCGCCCACGGAATCCGCGTCGCACTCACCGCGAGCTTCCACGCCTGCGACTTGCCAGCGTACACCCGACCGGACGGGTCTTTCTGGAAGTCGTCCACCACGCCGAGGATTTGGTCGAACGCTCGCACCATCGCCTTGCGCTGGCTGAACGTCGCGGCCGTGATGATCGCCGGTTCGTTGGGCGCACCGTTGCGAACCAGTGCCACCCCGAACAGATGTTCGGCGTAGCCCTTCGCCTTCAGGTCGTCGCTCAGCGTCGCGCTCACTCCCGTGATCTCACCATCGTCGTTCTGCTGCGTGTAGCACTTGAACGCGGTGATGAGGTGGACGAGGAACGGCTTGGGCGCGGACACGCCCATGTCGTACACGTAGAACTGGCCGTCGTCCACGTTCGCGGCCTTCAGTTCGTCGAGTCGCGCCTTGCTCTTGTTGCTCTTGTACCCGATCCACGGGATGGGGTTGTTCTGCGGCTGCTGCGGCTTCGCGTCGCGCTCGGTCTGGTCCGAGTGGACGACTGCGGGCAACGCGCCCAGGAGTTCGTCCGTGGACTTCGCGATTGCCGTCGTCTTCTTGTCGTCGCTCATGATTCGTGACCCGTGTAAGGAATGGTAGTTTGGTGAGTGTTGACCGCCGCTCACCGTTGCGGGTTCGGACAGCGACCGTTCGGACACGACGGATAGCTGGGGTACGACCACGACGGGTAGTACCACTGTTGCTGCTGGGTCGGCGGTGCTTGCGCCGGTGCGGTGCGCGTGAACTTCGTCCCTCCGAAGAAGTAAAGATTACCCTCGCTGACGTACACCTGAGCGTCAACGACCGCATCGGACCACGCGGCGAGTTCGTTGTCGGTCGCGGGCTTGCCGTTCAGATACACCTGACGCGCGATACCGCAACTGCCGATTCGATCCACGTACTTCCCGTCGATCTTCACGCCCGTGAACTGCCACGCACCGGGCGAACCTTTCCACTCCAACAGCGCGTGACCAGTGGCGACACCTCGCGGAGCAACGGTCGGCGTAGCCGTCGCACACGGACAGGTCGGGTGACACTTGCACGTCGGCCCGGCCGCGAAGAGCGGACCGCAGAGCAGGGCGAACACAAGCGCAAAAACACTTCGCATCTCAACCTCCGGAGTAACTCGTGCGGTACAGGGGAAGGCACACGTCATACGTCCCGCACGGACAGTATTCGCATGTGTCCACGCCCGGTCGAAAGATCGGGATGCCGGACCGGACCAGAGCGACGGTGTACACCAAGTGCTGAACTAATAGTCTACACTCGTCAACCGTCATTGAATAGCTGAAAAATCGCTTTCCCAGCCGTTTTTCGTAACCGGGGGTGTATATCAGTCCGCCCGGTTCGATGTTGTCCGCGAGGCATTCACGCGCCGCGAGCAGGTACGTCGCCTGCTGCACGGCGTATGCGGTCAGAGACTCTTTGCCCGTTCGCCTACTGCCGGTCTTGATGTCCCACAGCGTGAGCGTACCGTCTCTGGCCCGTCGAACCTGATCGAGTGTCCCCACGACGACAATCGGTTCGCCGGTCGGGTCGAAGGTGGCCGCTTCGAGCTTCAACTCGACGGCTTGTTCGACCCACGGCACGTCCGCGTCTTGGTTCTCTTTATCGCCAGCGTAGGCGATGAACCAGTTTCGAGCCTTCGCCGGATCGCCGTCAGGAAACTGCTGTCTCGCGGCTTCGAGTGCCGCAAGACCCTCCTCTGTTCGTTGCTTCACACCCATGCTCGCGGCGGCGCGATGAAACGCGGCGGCGGCGGAGTGCAAGAGGTTTCCCGACTGAGCCGCTGAACCGGCCTCATCGCCATCGAACAGGTCATTCAGTACCGCGCTCATTGGACACGTCCCCACTCGCACCATCGCCGAGGGCCGGAGCGGATTCGCCGCCGATGCAAAACTTCTCATTCGGGGGTTGACTTGCGCGGGCGGCGGCAATTGCGGCAGAGGAATCATACGGTGTCGCTTTCACGTAACGGGTGACCGGGAAGGTTTGAGGACTGCGGACGATACCGTAGCTGCCTACTCGCGCTTGTGCGAGACGACGGTCCGCGTGCGGTGCGAAATCACGGACGCGCTCCTCTTGGTTACCGGGCATGAACATCTCGAAGTACAACCCGCGACCGGTGATTCGGTCGAACGCGGCCACGTTCTCACCCGGTAGTTCGGGCAGTGCGAAGTCGGGTATGAAGGTGTTGCTCACGAAGCGGTCGCCCTGTAACGACCGTTGTCGAGGGTCACCACACCGTCACGGGTCAGTGAGGCAAGACCGGCCGCGATCTTCCACACCTGTTGCCGCGCGTGTTCACTTTGCGGGTCGCTCACACCCAGGCGGGTTTGAATTTCGCCGCGACTGATGCCGACGCGACCGCGCTCACGAATCGTGTCGAAGGCCGCGCGTCGAACGTCTGTGGGTTTCATTCGTCCATTCCTGGGGAGTTAAGAATTCGGTGTGTGAGTTTGCGGGCCGCACCGATCCACGCCCGCTCTTCACTAATCGACCACTTGCACAGATACTCGGCCCAGCCACGACGACGGGTTTCGAGGATTCGATACACCCGTCGTCGGTAGCCCCGGTGTCGGCGCAACCGGCTGACTACGGTTGCTTCGCTCTTGCGTGCTTTCACGAACTCTTTGCACGTCGCGGCTTGCTCTGCTTCGGCGGGGGAGGCGTGAACTCCGCGACTCGACTCACCTTCGTCTCGCGCTTGCTGTTCCATACCGTGTGTTCGTCGGGAGTGAGCTTTACGTGATACTTCCCGCCGACCTCCAACTTGCAGTTCTCGCCGGTGAACCACTTCAACAAGTGCTTACCCGGCGTGGTCATGGTAACGAGGTACACTTGTCCCCACTCGTTCTCGCTGATGTGCTTGATGGCCAGCACCTCGACATCGGCCTCACATCGAACCTTCAACTCGCCGAAGAATTCGCCACTCACCTCGACCTGGGGCAGAGGCTCGGCCGCTTCTCGTACTTCACGAGCGTGCGCGGAAACGGCGGAGACGAGTAACCCCACGAATCGTGAGTCGATGATCTCCTGAGTACCCGCGACCGCGAGGTTGTGCAAGTAGTCGGTGAGAGAGTCGTCGCGCTGGTGGAGGTCGGCCAACCAACTACACACGACCCGCGCCTGTTCTTCGTCCTCGACCGACCGCTGCCAGTCCTGATGCCGAATGTCGATCTTCTCTTGCACACGCAGGATGTCGTCGCTCTGCGTGCCACTGCCCGATGTCAACAGGTCGAACACGATGCTCGCGGTTGAGGTGCGGCCCGTCTTCTGTGACTCGACCCGACTCGTCCACCCGCACACCGCTATGACATGCACCGTGGCCTCGATCACCTGCTGCGGGGTAAAATACGAACGAGTAGTGCGTCCGATCTCACCACGAATCGTGCCGATCAGGTGTTGGTACGCGGCCACCCACGCAATGATCTCCTCGGCCCGCGTGTCGTCGCCGAGGTACTCCGCCGCGCACGTTCGTCCGACCTGCGTGTGTCGGTCCTCACCCTTCGCGCAGAAGATGTACGTCTCGGTGCGGCGACGGAGTAGGCCGCAGTGGTCACACATCGCGGTCGCTTCGCGATAACTGTCCGGCACGCTCTCGCCCGGCACGGCGCACACGATGTTGTCCGCTTCACCGGCCGAGTCGGTGAGGTGGTGAACGACGCCCACGAGCCGCTGGTTGGTCACTGCGGGCGCGAATCCGACCACCTCGACCTCGAACGTACCCGACGTGTTACCCGGCCTCTCCGCCAACGTCAATGGCGGGAGCAGACGGTTCGCCAGCTTCTTGTTGAGTGTCGCGATCTTCTCCCTCACTCGAATCAGGCCGTCCGCCGTCAGTGTGAATGTCTGAACTTGGGTCGTCACTGGTATCTCCCGTTGGGGGTTTGTCGGCCACTGTGACCGACGAAGATACTACCTTACTCGGAAGCGGAATCACCGGCAGGCTCGGAGCGGGGATTCCATGAAGTTTTTCGATGTTGGCCAACAGCTTTGGTAGGTCGGCCATGTCCGCGAGCGTGTGGCCCGTATCGAACATCGGGTTGTGCGCGTGAACGCGGGCGGCGATGACGACCACCGGTACGCCACGCGCCGCCGCGAAACCCGCGAGGTACGCCGAGGTCGGGTCGTCGTTCAGTAGCACGATTACGTCCGCGCCGATCACCGTGTCCTGCAACTCGTCCGCGCGTTCGGCCAACTGTTGCGCGGAGAGATAAAGCGGGTTGACCACGGGCGCGGCTCGAACCATGTGCTTCGACGAGAGTTCTTTCGGGCGCTCGACGGCAAACGGACTGTAGATGAACACTTTCACGATGACGCTCCTGGGTAAATGACAGACGGACGCAGAACAGGATTCTCCGGTTTCAAGTGATCCATTTCGGCGGCGTACAGGACCACCTCTTCGTGAGGCTTTACGTTCTCCGGCAACTTGTCGGACGGTATCAGTACGTGATGCACGCGCGGTGTCAGTGACGGCCCATCGAAGGACAGATTGACGCGACCCACGACCATCACGCGAGTCTCAACCGGATTCATCCAAAGCACGCGCGTCATCGGTGGCCAGAACACCCACTTGGGTCGCATCCAGGCGGCGGCAACGTCTATGATCGCCGTGTCCAAGTTTCGGCTCGTGACCTTCTGTGCCGGGAAGCAACTGATCGTCGCCGACCACATTCGATTCGGCGCGTCGAAACTGCACGTCACCCGGTGTCCGAGGTAACGAATCTGAAAGTCGTCGATCATGGAATCACCTTCTGTTGGTGCTGAAGCACGGCCGGATCGAGCAGCAGACGGAGCGTGCGCACCGAGCGCACGAAGTTGTTCAGTCGCAGCGCGGTGACCTCCAACCCGTACTGCCCGATCAGGACGTTGATGGCCACTCGCTGCCGTTCGAGCAGGTTGTCGCGCTTGCCACGAGCCGGGTCGAACTTCTCAGGGTCGGCGTCGGCCAAGCCCTCACTCATCACGGCGGCTGCGATCTCGACCACCGTCTCGGACCAGTGACCCAGCGTGCAGTACGCGAGGTGAGCGTTGACGACCACGACCGTGATGCTCGCCGAGTAACTCAACACGCTGTTATCGCGCAGCGTGATCGTCTGAAGCGGCGTGAGCATTACCTCCGGTACGACGGACACAACTCGCACGTCGCACAGGAACGGAAAGACAACCTTCAGGCCCGGCCCGACCACACCCATCGAACGACCGCAGAAGAAGTACACGCCGCGCTGCCACGCCCACACGATCCGAAACGGCCAGAGCATGACCAACAGATCGACGACGAGTTTGACGACCTCGGCCATCAGTAGTGCGCCTCGGCCTCTTCACGAGTCAGATAGAAGTGGATTCCACCACTACACTCGTGGAGACGATTCGTGTTCCACTCGCGGCACTGCACACGTTTTCCGAGGGCGTACTCGAAAGAAGAATCGTGAATCGAGATCGCCGTCTCGTACTTTGTCTTCGCATCCACCGACTCGATGCTCAGCACGTCGGCGAACTCCGCCCGACACTTTCGACCGAGTGCGTTGGATCGACGTGCCTCTGCCGGAATGCGGAGCTTCACGATTCGTGACTCACACATCGGACCGTAACACTTCTTCCAGCCGTAGATTTCACCTTCGCGCGGAACAATTTCCGTTCGTGCCAACACCAGTTGCGAACCTATGGCGCTCGTGAGGTCCGCGCCCCTGAGGTCCGCGCTCGTGAGGTCCGCGCCCGTGAGGTCCGCGCTCGTGAGGATCGCGCCCCTGAGGACCGCGCTCGAGAGGTCCGCGCCCCTGAGGTCCGCGTTTGTGAGGTCCACGCTCGTGAGGATCGCGGGCGTGTCGATCGCGCGCTTACCACCACTCCCATACAACCACTTGCGATGGTCGTCGAGGATTTGTTTGATTTCCTCTGCGGTCGGTTTGTACACGGTCATCTTACTCTCCCCAGGCTAGAATGTTTTCGTAGTCAACTGAAACAAGATTCCCGTTCAACAGACCGTTCACCCACACGATAGCAAAGTACCTGCGACACTGGATGATTGTGCCGCACAATTGTTCCGGGTTTGGTGAACGTGGATCACGCTCAAAGGTCACGGACATATTCTCATGAAACATCTCAGACCTCCAAGCGAACGCCGCTGTTCGAGAGAATCGGGAGGGCGGCGAACTCACGATTCGTGATCTCTGCTTTTACGTCCAGCCCAAACTTCGTCTCGTTCACCGACTTCTTCCACCAACTCGACTGACCGGGTGTGAGTGGCTTCAACTTGATCGAGTGACAGCCGCGCACGTCGGGTAAGCGCTCAACGCTCTTCCACTTGCCGTATTGCTTCTCGTTGTACTCGATCTCGTGCCCGGTGTCTGTCGTGAACGTACTTCGATTGCCCGTTAGCACGTTTACCCGCTCGAAGAACCACGGGTCGGGGCGCAACGGGTGCAACATAACCGCATACTCGTTCAACCCGTCCTTCGTCGTCATAACGTACAGGGTCGCGGTCGTCCCGTTCGCGAGCGGTACGGCGGCGGGCTGAAAGCGGCCCAGACCCTCGACGTTCACCGCACGAGCTAGGAAGCGCTTGCTCGGCTTGAAGTCCTCGCCCCACGCCGCCTGTGCCTTCGCAATCGCGGTGATCGGCATTACCCCGTACCACAGGTACGCGTGCCGACTCAGATTGTGGCAGCAGCAAATATACTCAGGAGGACACTCACCCTCACCGACCGGCCGAGTGATGCGGCCCACGCGCTGCATCCACAGCACGGGCGAGGTCGTCGGGGCGAGGTCGATCAGCCGACGCATCGGGAGATCGACGCCCTCACTGACCACTCGAATCTGCACGAGCAGCGTCGTACAGTCAATGCACGCGGCGAACTTCGACTGCCGCTCTTTGTCGGGTGTGTCACCGACAACACCGCACGCGGGATACCCGGCGTCACGCATCGCCTTCACCACCGCCTCGACCGCGCCCACGCTCGACACCGCGATCATGGTGGGTCGATCCCACTTGGCCGTCGCGGGACTGTAGAATGCACCAACGCGATCTACCACGTCCGCCAGCACGGTCTTCAGATGCGACTCGACCGACGAGACGTTGAACTCACCATTCGTGACATCAATCAGTTCGTCGTTGAGCAGCGGCCACACGTCCCACGACGGCTGCGACAGCCGCGAAAGTTCCACGGCCCGCTTCAGCGTCAGCACGCGGTACTGTTTGTGCCACGTCTCGCGAAATTTCTGCGTCTCTGCGGGCGTACCACGATAATCGGTCGCGGTCGTGCCCAGGCGCGGACACAGGCCGCAGATGCCGTGGGCCAGCGTGTGCGTATCGTCCGTGCCGTGGTGACACTCGTCGTTCACGAACACGTCGGGCATCGGCACGCGAGCGGCGGTAAGCTCGTTGAGCAGCCGCTTGATCGTCCACAGCCCAATGTCTTCCATCTCCGTCCGGTTGGCCTCGGACGGTTTGCACCCGACCATCTTCGCCCACACTCCCGCCGCGATCTCATGCGACGGGAACGTGGTGTACACTCGGTGACCGAGTTGCATGATGCGCCGATGGTTCTCCGCGAGCAGGTACGACTTACCCGTACCGGTTGGGGAGACGACGGCCATGCCCGATTGCGGTCCGCGCAACGCGGTGTAGGCGTGGTCGATCATCGCCCGCACCGCGTTCTCCTGCTCATCCCTCAGTGACAGGGGGCGAAGCCGGTCCGACTTCACTCGGAGCAGTGGCGCATCGTCGTTGGAAGTCAACACGGAACGCTCCGTCGTGTGGGTTGTCCGGATCGGCCAGAGTTTGCGCCAGTTCGAGCGGCGTCACGATGTCGTCGTAGCTGTAGTCGAGCTTCGACAGTTCGTGACAGAACACGTTCATGCAGTCAACGGTCTTCTTCGCGGCCGAGTCGTCGTAGGCGCTGATCCGGAAAGTCGGCCCACCGTTAACCGGAACGATTCGGTACACGTTCCAACCGAGTGCCTCGGACCGGACGTTGTACTTCGCGTCGAGCCAGATGCACACCGGTTCGCCGTCTGCCGCCGTACACTCACCCAACCTGAGCTTCGGGGGTAAAACCACTCCCTCCACCGGGTTGAGCAGGAACAACCGCAACTCCTCCGTCGTCGGCAGTCGGGGCAATGTTTGCGTTTCGGGCAAGGACATCTTTCAGAACCTCGACGGCCTTTGGGTGGAAGCTGGCGACGATAGCCGTCTGCTGCATCGTCAGCACGATTGGCTGCGCGTTGTCACCGAAGGCGAACTCGATGGTCATGTCGTCGCGGAACGTGGCATTCGCGGTCGGGAAGCCCGCGTCTTTGGCCTTGTCGTCCGGGGCGAAGTTGAGCGTGAAGATGTTATTCATTGCGAAAGTACCTTTGGTTCACGATTCGTGGGTCGGCCGCGAAAGCCTTGTCGTACATCTCTTGCGTCAGTCGGCCGTTGTGCGTGATGGCCTTCCACCGCCACGTCATGCGCTTCTCTTCAAGGCACGCGTACTCGACCCACTTCGCACACAGGGCCGGATCGTTGGTCGCGCCCAACATCTCCATCATGATCTCGCGGGTCGCGATGCGCCAGTTGCACCACAGTGGCGGACCGGCACTGTTCTCGTAATTGATCCGTCTCTGTATCTCGGTCCTGTCGAGTAGTGGGTACAAGTGTTCTGCGTCGGGCCATAACGGATGGTCGGGTGGGAGGAGGAGGTCTACCACCTTGTGCAACCCGTTCTTCCACGCTCGCGTGCAGCGGGTGCGAAACTCCGGCGACTCGGTTTGCCCGGAGAGGGCGCGAACCAACTGCCACTGCTGCAAGCTCTCACCGGCATACTCGCGCAGCCAACCCTCGGCCCATTCGCGCGAGCGGTAATCGTCGTCACTGAGGAGACTGAGTGCCGTCAGGAGGAAGAGCGTCTTTAACATCGGGCTGCTCCACCGGCGCGTTGACGCCGAAAGTTTGGAATCCGTCCTTCGACGGGTGATCCACTGTGGTGTACCCGCGCTCCCGAAGAATGTCGATGGCCACTTGCTGGGCCGCATTCAGGCTCTTGGTAAACACTCCGCCCAACTGCATCACCGAGATGTAAGCGAGTACCTGTTTCGTCCACTCCAACTCGGTCACCAACACCGGGCGAGTGACCACGGTCGGCCGCGCCTGAATGATGAACCGGAACAGGCGGTAACTGTGAACCAGGGCGAACCACATCAACGCGAAGAAGTGACCGGTCTTTGCAAGCATGTCTGCTCCAAGTGTGTGAGTAGGTCGGTAAAGGGCGAAAGCTGTTCTTGCACGAGTTCATAACACGGCGGTGACTTCGACATCTCACCGAACACCGCCCGACTTATCCCATCCGCGATGCCGACCCAGCCGGGCAGTGTCACGATTCGTGTGGCGTGGTTGACGATCACCAGCACCGCGTAGTCGTCAATCGGCGCGTCAGGACGTATGAACAGCCGCGCGTTCGGGTGGTGAGAGGACTTAACCTCGATCACCTCGCCACAGGGCAACCGAATGTCACTCCCGCCCCAATGCTGCTCACCCACACCCTTGTCCCACACGCCACCGGTCAGGCTGGCTATCACCGCCTCGGCCACCGCGCCCTGAAGGTCTTGTGAGATGAGTTCGTTGCGCGTCATGAGTCGCCCGCGCATTCGCGGCCAGGGCTTGCCCTTCGCCTCGCGGTCGGCAATGTGGTGCAGCGCACGAGCCTCACCCACGGCGGCGGCTTCCTCCCACAACCCGTCTTTGGACAAGTCCACGGTGAACGCGGGCATCAGAGTAACTCCCGTTCTAACTCTTGGAACACTTCAACCGCTCGGTCACGGGTGACGTATCCCAGCGGCGACGCCCGCGCCTCGTCCTTCAGCTTCTCCGTCCCGCGATACCAGACCTCGAACTGTTCCTCGGTCGTGCAAATGATGAGGTTGAGGGCGTTCCACACCGGTATCGTCGTGGTCGTCGGTATCTGTTGCGAGGTCGGGTACAGTCGGGCCATCGCTGTCACACTCGGCGAACCGTGGTACTCATCCACCTCGTCCGAGAGATTCATCAGCGCTTCGTACTGGCCACGAAACGTAGTGAGGTCGGCGTCGCTCATCAGCACAACCATGTCCACGTCGGAGGTCAGACTCGGCTGACCGTACACGCGCGAACCGGTCAGAATCGTTTTGCCGAACATCAGTACCTCCGTACTTCCCACATCACGGCGTTGCGGCCCGGACGCGTACCGAACTGAACGTCGAGTGCGGTGAACTCGTACACATGGTTCGGGTAGCGGGCGACCAACTCCATCAAGTCGTCGTAACTGTTCTCGTTCAGCACGGAGCGGAGAAGAAGCCGGGCGCGTGTGAACTCCCACAACTGCGGCGACTTCATGTGCGTGCGCCACGTTCCGGGTTGCGGGCCGAGATTGCCTGAGCAGATCAGCCCGCGCTCCGGGTGGTCGTAAACGTCGCCCTCCCACAGTGCCCGGCCGTACTGTGTGACCATCGGACTGATGCACACCCCGTCGCGGTCCAACCCGCTCTCGACGACATACCTGTACACGTCGTCACGGGGATAATTCAATCGCGCCCGTGGGTCACCGGCCAGACTCGTTGACTGTATGCCCCACTGCGGGTGTTGCCAGTCCTCGTAGCCCTTCGGGTCGTTGTACCAATCGTGAAGAGTGTACCAGCGCGGGAGTGTATTCCCGAACTCACCCGCTTCGATGCGCCGGTACATATCGCGCTTGTTCAGGACCGGCGGGTAGATGGTATCCATGCTTCAACGTCCCAACCGCATCCGGTTTTGTCGGTGTATCGCCACGAAGTAGTACCGAACGCTTTCGATATCAGTAAACGTCCGGCGCGGTTTCTGCGGTGCGCTGGCAACCATCGTTTGAACGAGTACAGCGGGAAGGCGTTGAACGGGCTGATTGCTTCGCCCGTCTCTTTGTCGATTAGATGCACCCAGAGATACCGTCGCACCCGCTCGCGTCTGTTCTTGCGCCACCGGGCGGTCATTAACCACAGTCGGCGACGAAGACTCAGACGTACCACAACAACTCTCCTCGTGCGAAACGAGCGGCGGCGGGTTCACTCACACCGGCCAGACGAGCGAGGTCACGAATCGTGAGCTTGCCCTCGTACACTTCACTCCGCCACTGGCGTAACTGTTCGTAGTTGAATTCGAGGAACGCGGTCGGTCGGCCCTTCATTCGCGTCATCAGTATCAGGTCGCGGTGAAGCTGGCTGGCCTGTACGACCTCGAACTTGCCCGCGTTGTACAGCCCGTTACTCTCGATGTAGGCGGTCAGCGTCGCCTCATACGCGTGGTTGCACGGGACGCAGCGGCACTCCTCGTAGAGCGACTGTTGCTCGTGCAGAGTGTAGATCACGTCGAACACACTCGTCGGTCGGCCCATGCGCACGCCAACGTGTTCGATCATCAACGGCCCGTAGCTGGGCTTACTGACGCGCTCACAGGCCCGACCGCCGATCACTACGTGAGCAGGATCGGGGTAGAACACAACGTTGGTCACGTCCACGGGACGCAACTCGAACTTGAATGGCATTGTCGCCTCGCGGCGTGGTAAGCTGGGTGTCTATCTAACCTATGGCCACGACCGTTTATTTTATCACTTTGTTATACTCGGCCCACCGCGCGCCGCCACCTCACCAAAACGTAATATCACACATCAGGTTACTTCGCGGCGGAGTAGACCAATGAAAATCGAATGTTAGAATGTACCTAACTTGTTGTAGGTACTAAACTTAAGTATTTTCGTATGACAACTCAGGAAGAAGAGACTTCTTTAGCTCTATTCCATTTACTATGTATTTGTATTTATCTATGGCCAGAAATGTTTGGGCTGAGTGCCGCAGTCGTCATACGAAAATCAGTTAAGTGCTGATACGTCAGCCGGTTGTGGCGCGCGGTGCGGTCGCCGCGCCTGGGACGCGACTAAATGACCGGCAGCAAGTCGTTACTGAGCTTGACTTTGCGCGCCGCCGCGTCGAGAATGTTATAAACGCGAAAACTGATGCCGTAATACAAGGTAGAAAGACACGAATGGTGCGCGATGTACGAGTGGCTTCCGTCACATGACCGGTTGAGCTACCTTCCTGGCAAGGGCGTTAAAGCCTTCGACCTCGGCGGCGACATCGTTTATCGAGAGATCGCGAACGCGGCCGACTTCGCCCCGCTCACACGATTCGTGCGTGACGGCGCGATGCGGAAAATGTCGCGCACTCGGCTGTGGCGACTCTGCGCGTCGAACAACGGTGTCGTCATCGGTGCGTTTCGCAACAAGCGGAACATGATCGGTTGTGTGGTCGGCTTGGCCGATGCGGTTGCAAACGAACTACGTATTTATGCGGTCCACGTTGCCGCCCCTTATCACAAGACGAACGTGCTGCCAAATTTACTCCTGGCAGTCCGACTCGAACTCCCAGAGTACCCCACTGTCTGCGAGGTGGATCGAGCCGACAACGAATTGCAAACCGAGTTGCCCACGTTGGGCTGGAAGTTGACGGCCGGTGATGAAGACCCAGAAGCCACCTCGCGACGGGAGTATACCGCCCCCGCGATTGTCAAGCTCCGAAATCGAGAAACTCGCGAAGAGAGCGGCGAGTAAAGTCGTTCCGCCTCAGTCGATTTCGCGCGAAGACGTGGAGCAGGACGCTGCGCTGCTGCTGCTCCAATTGATGCAGCGCTGGGAGCGCGAACCGAACGTCGTGCCCGATTGGGCGTACTCGACCGGCCTGTGGATGGGACAACCCATTTGGCACAGTCGCCTCGTGCGCCTCATTCGCTGGCGACTCGCGGATCAATACGGCGTGCGCTCATATGCGCAGCACAAGACGCTGGACGACCTGATCGACGCGAAGCTCATGGACGCCGAGGAGCGCGCCGAGCAGACGGACGAACAACAGTGGACGGCCGAAGAGGTCCGAAACGCTCTCGACCAACTCTCCGACAAGCAGCGCTTCGTCGTACAGGCGTTGGTGTTCGAGGGTAAGCGGCAGCAGGACGTGGCGAAGGAGATGGGCGTGAGCCAAGTCTCCGTGTGTCGCTTGTACGAACGAGCGAAGATTCGCCTTGAAGTCCTGCTGTCGAAGCTCAACCCGTTGGTAAAGGCGGCACTGGCATGAACACGATCTCACGATTCGTGGGTTGGCTGGTGCGCCTGCTGAACACGCCGCTCTGGTGCGCGCACGACTGGCGACTACAGAGTATTGAAGAAGTCACCGAGCGCTACGAGTACCATTTCCAATACCGCTGCCGTAAGTGTGGCAAGACCTGTTCGGAGTACCGGCCATGAATGACGCTGCCAAAGACGTTCCTCGTCGCAAAACCCTCGCGGACGGTTGGTACTCGAAGCGCGTTCATGGCCGCGTCGAACCGTGCGTCGGGACGATCATGAACACGCGCGACGCCTTCCCGCGAAATCGCAATGTGAAGTTCGGCGGCGTGGTGCAACAGTTCCACAAGACCGCGATCTACCGGCTCGCTATGCCTTACACGATCACTCACCCACGGAAGCTCCCAAGTGAATAAGGTTTTCAAGTGCGGCGGCGCGATCACCGCCAACGGCGGTGCGCTCCACTCGTCCCAACTGTTCAAGCTGTTCGACGACACCGACAACCCGACGTACAACGACGGCGCGACACCGCCCACGACCGAGCAACTTATTAACGCCCTGCACGTCGCCGCCGACACCGCGTGCGAGGTTCAGATCGGTTACTGCAATGCGGGCAAGTCAACCTTCGTTCCGAAGTGGGGCACGCTGTCCACGAAAGCCGCAGCCGGTGGCATCGTTCGACAGTTCCAAGACGACCGGCCGCTGATCGCTTTCACCGCCGCGAACATCCCCGCCATCCGCATCATCGTCTCGGCTGACGCCACGGTGTACGTTGGTGGAGACATTGACTTCGCACCGCGTCAAGGGGCGTAACCGTGTCGCTGACACTCTGTGGAGCGGGTAGCGCGACCGGCTGGACGGACATTCCTGGTACGACGTTCACTGCCGTCACCGAGGGGCAGAACACGCAGTACAAGAACTTCATCCGGACCAAGCGGTACGTTCGATACGTCGGAACTCTCACGGGAAGCACGGCGGAGTTCTCGCTGGCCGTCGCTGTAGGTGCGTTCTAATGTCGCAAGCCGCCAAACAAGTCTGGGTTAAGATCGACGGCGCACTCAGCGCACCTACCGAACTAGAAGCGTCGCGGTTCGAGATCGGCCGACCCTATGACGAGGTTCATGATGTGTTCGCTTACGCGCGTCACGCCGCTGGCAAAGACGGCCAAGTGATCGTGTACGGCACGGTGTGCGATTCGCTCTCCGGTCAGAAGAACGCCCGCGCGTGGCTGCTGCACTTTGACCTCGACGACTACAACGACCTGACCCACGTCCAAACTCCTCCCGCCGACGCACTGGTGATTGACTCATGGCCACCCAAGAAGTAACCGACGACGTTGACCTCGAAGAGCGCGTACTACGACAGGTCGCACTCGGTAAGACGTTCGGTGAGGTCGCACTGAAGCTCGGCCTGGACACGCAGACCATCGTCGCTGTCGTTAACAACGCCACGAATCGTGTGCGCGATCACAGCCACGACGTTGCGGCCGAGGCGTTCATGGTGCAGTGCGTCGTGTTGCGCCGTTGGCTCGCGATTCTACACACGCACATCGAGAAGATTGCGGCGTCCGAGTTGCCCTTCGACGACCGTCCGTTCCGCGTGGCCGTGGCCGTGTGCGACCGTCAGGCAAAGCTGCTCGGCTTCGACAAGGACAAGCGCGGTGATGCGGCCGACAAGGGCGACTGGATCAAGAACGCACCGTTCGAGCAAGTGCTGGTCTACGCCAAGCAGATGAACTACAACCTCCCGACCAAGTTCGACACGGAGTATACCGGTGGGCGCTAAGAAACCTCAATCGAAGCCGACCGTTCCGGAAACTCCCGCTCCGAGCTTGGCGTGTACGGATGAGCAGAAGGAACTGCTCGCCGCCGCGCACGACGGGATGATGCTGTACGGCGTTCACCCGGCCGTTCAAACGGCGGTGAAGACGGAAGTGGAGAGACTTCTGCGCGGCCTCGGCATGAACGCTATTGCCGATCAGTGGCACACGGTGGCTTGGGGTTAAACCCGCTCAGTCTCTTCTCCACCAGCGGCACGTACTCGCGCAACCAGTCGATGAACGGTCGTGGCTCACCGCGCGCAGCGGCCTTCGCAAGTGACTGGCACTTGCCGAAGTCGATAACGAACTCGCGTGTCTCGTCTGGTATGTTGCTGTCCTTGCTCGCGGGGTAATCGCTCCGCCCCGTCTGAGATTTTACGTGAGCGTCCCACGGTCCGTTCCATCGCGGCGAACCGAACGCGCAGGTCACTTCGAGGTGATCGTGCATACGCGGCTTGGCGAAGTCGGTGTAGTTGAGCAACAGCGCGCCGTCACGGAACTGGCCGTCGATGGGAATGAACACGAAGGTCTTGACGCAGAGCAGTTCAACGAATCGTCGCTTACGCCGACCCGTGCCTTGAATGTTCAGTGATTTCGGTTCACCGACGTGCGCCGAGATGACGTGGCCGAGAACGTACTGCTCGTCGGTTGGGTGTCGCGTCTGCCACTCGATTGAGTACGAGCGATAACCACGCCGTAGCCAGCGCGTGTTGCTGGGCGCACCGCGACGGCCCTTGTGGTCGGTAATGAGATACCCGTTCATTTTATCACCGTGAAAAGAATCGCCCCGACCAACAGGCCGGGGCGAACTTGTTTGTGGATGACTTACGAGAAGCGTGGACGGGTGAGCATGAACTGTCGCGGCAAGTAGACCGAGAGGAACGCGTACAGGTCACGGGCCGAACCGCAGGCGTCAAGTGCCACACTGACCGCGAACGGGTCGAACGGCGTAATCTCGACTGCGGCGTTCAGCGACTTGGACGCGTCGGCCTCGTTGATGTACTCGCTCACGACCACTTTGCCCGCCTCGTCTTTGGCGTCCCAGACCACGTTGGCACTGACGCGGTACTCACGGCCCTTCGTGTTGTTGCCGCGCAACCAGTAATCGACTTCGATCCGGCCGAGCTTGCGTCCGCCCTCTTCGCCCTGTTGCGGTAGGACGAAGTGCATGACGACCGTGATCTCTTCGTGCTTGGCGTTGTCCTCGTACTCGCGTTTCATCGTGAACACTTGGTCGTCGCCGATGAACTGGCTCTCGCTGCTAAAGTGCAGCCGCTCGCGGTTCACCTCTTTGGGCGACTCATTCTTTTCGTCGGACATTGGACGGACTCCCGATTCGTGAGGTTGAGAAAAGGAACACAGGTTAGGGACTAGGACACGACACATTGGCGCGGTGTGAGATACCCGCCACCGGTTTGCGACCGATTGACGAAGCGGGCCGAGGCGACACCGGGCGAGAACTCGGAGTGATCGACGTGATTCAGTCGGTCGATTTCCTGTTGCTTCGAGGCTTCGAGTTGCTTCTGTGACCAGTGGCCGATCAGCATGACCACCGTCTCGTCCGTCAGCCGCCGCAGTTCGATTGACGGGATGTGCGGTACGCTCAGGGTGTCCCAGATTTCCCGAAGCCGCCGCTCGCGTTTGTCCCGCCACGTCTCACGTTTCATGACGTTCTCCGTTAATAGCCCCAATCAAAACGATTGAGGTAGGTACAAGATACTGGACGGTCCACCGTGGCACAAGCCCATTCGGTTGAAAAATACCAAATAAATTTCTCGGCCGTGGACCGCATTCTCTCGCACTACTCGCGCGAGAGTCTGAGCTACTACTTACAGCACATTGTCATCGCGAGCGAACCAGACCCGCAGCCGTTCGGTAAGTGCGCGGAGTGGTGGCAGCGTGCGATCCTGAAGCCGAAGATTCCCGCGTTCGAGTTCCTCGCCGGATTGCCGCAGGCGTGTGACTACTGGCGCGACGGCCGCGAGTGGAACAACCCGCTCTCGTTCATGACGATCTTACCGCGCGGTCACGACAAGTCGAGTCTCGAAGCGCGCCTCGCGTCGTGGGCCATCACCGCCAGCCGGAAGTTTTGCCCCGCGTACATCGTCGCGGCCGACTTGGATCAGGGTAAGTTGATCTTGCAGGCAATGGAAGCCGAGGCGCGGCTCAATCCGTGGCTGTACGATCAACTAAAGTTCACGCGTAAGGTCGTGTACGGTCCGAGCGGTTTCGTTGAGGTGTTGCCCGCTGACTCGGCCTCGGCGTATGGTCTGCGTGGCCGTCTGTATATTTTCGACGAGTGGACGCACTGGAAGAACGAGACGATGAGTACGGCCGTACTCTCCGGCTCGGAGAAGATTCCCGGCTCGCTCACGGTGATCTTGTCGAACGCCGGGCTGCTGCGCTCGTGGCAGCACGACTTTTACACCAAGATTCAACATGATCCCGACTTGAAATCGGATTGGGTGCTGTTCGAGCGCGAGGGCAAGCTGGCGTCGTGGATGAGCGAGCAGCGCATCCGTGCGAAGGCGAAGTTGCTGCCGCCCGGTGAGGCGAAGCGGCTTTACGGCAACAAGTGGATCGACCCGGCCACCGAGAACGACTACCTGTTTCGGCACGAGGTCGAGGTCTGCGAGTCGCTCGGTGCGAGCATGGGCTTGCTCTATCGCCTCATCCGCGAACCGGGCGTGACCAACTACATCGCGGCCATCGACTACGGCGCGCGAAAGGACCGCACGGTTCTGGTCATCGGTCACTATATGCGTGACGGCACGTTCGTCGTGGACCGCATGGAAGTGTGGCAGGGCACGCCGAACAACCCGGTGAAGATCACGCGCGTGAACGAGTGGATTGCTGAGGTGCGCAAGTCGTTCCAGCCGCGTGTGTGGGTTGTTGACCCGTCGCAGATGGAGGGTACGATTCAGGGCATGGAAGCTCAGGGCTTGAACGTGCGGCGATTCACCGGTCGCGGCGGCGCGGACAATGCACAGATGGCCACGCACCTGCGCTCACTCATTGTGACTCAGCGGCTCGCGTGGTATCGCGGCGCGGGCAACCTGCGTGTGAAGGATGTGGCCCAGCGTGAATACGTAGAGACGTTCACCGACGAACTGTGCGGGCTGGTGGTGAAGCGGATGAACTACGGGTGGCGGTTCGATCACGAAAGAAATGCCCACGACGACCGTTCGGTAGGCGTGGGCATGGCGGCTATCGGCGGACTAGACTTCATGAGTTGAGTAATCGGTGTTTTTGTTCCACTCACGATTCATGGCCGCGACCCACGCACACTGCGCGCGGAACTCCTGGCCGGTCGGAAGCTCGCCGCACTCGGTCACCAAGCGACCGACTTCGGGCATGTACTCGACGATCCAATCGACGAACGCCTCGCCCGCTTGGTGCTTTAGCGTGCCCTTGCACATCGTGTAGAGTGCGTTGAGGTCGTATGGGCACTTCTCGCTCGTACTCGGTTTGTCGGCCCGTGGCTTGTTGTGACTCTGCCGCCCTCGTGTGAGCCTGAACCAGATGTTGCATTGCGTCTCTAGTCGATCATCGGCGTACACGCGCACGTAGTCGTCGCGGATGAACTCGCGTTCGAGTCGCCGTCTCACCGCCCCGTCCGCGTTGACGGGTGTCGTGCGCCGGTGAACGTGCAAGCCCCAGCCGTCCGTTAGGTTCACTTCGTTGAGAAACTGAATCGACGTGACCCACCCGCGATTGTGGACGACCGGATCGCGGGTGAGCGGCGTGTGCAGAACGAACAGTCTCTCGCCGAGGACATCGAACGAGAAAGATCGGATGCTCATGATTCGTGTATCTCCCTTAATCAAAGACGCAACGAGTCGGTCGATGGACAGCATGGAATTCATCGTCCGGTAAGTTACCGCATTCTAAGATCAGTGGGGCGGCGACCGAGATGTTCTCGGTGATCCAGTCCACGAGCGGTTGAGTGATCTTCGACTCGATTGCCCCGTTGACGACCGCGATAAGGTCGTCGGCCGACCAGTCAACGGACGCCCACTTGGTTTCTTCGTTCTTACGCTCGGTCGGTTTGTCGGCACGCACACGAATCGTTTCGGTGATGAGCGACGCCTGTACCCATTCCTTCGGGTCGGCCCATTCCGGCGTGCCCCACTCACCCGCGTGACCGAAGCCGATGGGACGCGAGAACGCCTTGTACTGATCGGTGAGCCAGAGTTTCTTGTCGCGGAGCAGTCGCTTCTCGCTCTTCTTCAGCCGAGTTGTCACGCGAGCGACTTGGATGAGCGGTCGGGCAACGGTCGGCCTGTTGTACACTTGGATTGAAGTGTACCAGCCACGCGTCGGCCGACGCGGGTCGGACTGAAGGGCCGTGGCCAATTGCAGCCGAGTGTTCGAGCCGAACTGTTTGATGCCCCACCTGTAGGTCAGCAGTCCCATTGATATCTCCCGTCGAGGGTTTCGTAACTCACGGGCGAACTGGTGGGTATTCTATAACTGGTGGGTATTCTATACAGGCGATGTCCTGAATTCTACCTCGGTTGCGTTATATTTTCCAAGTTTCGCGCCGTTATATGAGTGACTCCCATCCGGGCGACCCGTCCCGCAGCACGTCTACGGGAAAACGATGCCCGGCCGGTGGACTTCGCGACACCGGACCGGGCAACGCGTTTTACTAACAGGACACACGAATCGTGAGTGCAGACTTTACTCCCGCCGAGTGGGGACGCGAGGGTGAGAAGCCACCGCCACCGACACCGGACGGTCAGCCGCGCGGTGAGGGGCGAATGGTCGTGCCGCACGCGGCCACGTTCGCCGGATTGTACAACGTCGTCAGTCGCACGTACTCTCGCTTCTTCGACGAGGCGATGCGTGACAGTCGCGAGAACGCGCGCCGAATGCGCAACGACCCGGTGATCCGGGCGTGTATGCGCCAGCGCGCCACGGCACTGTCGCTCGTGACGTACCACCTCGAACCGGAAGACGAGGACGACGCATCACAGAACAAAGCGGCCACGATGAGTGAGTCGCTGTTCAAGACCATCCCCGGTCTGACGCGCCTCCGTCGCTGGAACTTCTACGAGGGCGACTTTGTGGGTCGCTCGGCCGCGCAGGTTCGCTACCAGAAGGTCTACAAGCCGAAGTACGGTCGCACGTTTGAAATCCCCACCAAGTGGTGGCCGGTCGCGGGCGATAAGCTCGTGTTCAAATGGGACGGCACGGTTGGCTTCCGCGTCAGCGGCATGTTCAAAGGCCCAATCGACTACACCTCCGAGGGTACGGTCTACTGGCTCACGCCGCAGGACCGTGAGCAACTGATCTTGTATCAGTTCGAGCCGGAGGACAACGACTACTTCATGCCGCTCGCGGCGGGCAGCATCAACGGTCTGGGCCTGCGCGACGCACTGTACTGGCTGTGGGCGCTGAAGTCGCGCATCTGGTCGCTCGGCATCGACTTCTTGGAGTGGTTCGCGCGCGGCATCCTGATCTACTACTTCGAGAGCGGCAACCAGTCGCACCTCGACGACATCGTTCGCTACCTCGAAATGTTCGAGGGCAGTAGCGTTCGACTCGTGCCGTACACGAGCGACAAAGGTCCGTCAAAGCCGGTCGAGCGCATCGAAGCGAACGGGTCGAACACGCAGTTCATTCAGCAACTTGTGATGAACTACTTCGACGATCTCATTCGCTACATCATCATCGGGCAGACGGCGACGCAGAAGGCGGTGAGTACCGGCCTCGGATCGCACGTCGCCGAGGCGCACGAGAACACGTTCGAGCAGATCATCAAGTATGGGTGTGACATCGGCGACGAGGTGATGTCCGAGAACTTGGTGACGCCGTTCTACTCCGCGAACTTTCCGGGGATGCCGCCCGCGCGCTGGAAGTCGAACGTGGACAACCCGAACGTCCAGCAACTCATGGACGCGGCCGAGACGATCTACGGTATGGGCGGCGCAGTGCCGGAAGACCCGTTGCTCGAAGCGAGCGGTCTGCCCGAACCGAAGGACGGCGACACGCTGCTCACGAACGTGCAGCCGATGCAACCGGCCGCAGTGGACAACGTGCCGGAGAACGTGCCCATTGTGGACGGGCAACCGGCCGCGCCACCACCGGAGCGCCAGAGCAGTACGCCGGTCCGCATGAGCGCGAAGAACTGGAACATGCTCGTTCGCGCAGGGAAAACAAACTCTCGTGCGGCCAAGTTGTGCCGCCGACTCGCACCGAACATCGTAATTCACTAATCACACGGAGACAGGTTCATGTCCGCAGAATTCGCTTCGCTCACTGTTCCGCTTCAGCACGGCCCGGACGACCTCGTTCGTTGCGCGGTGATGACGGGTATCGCTCAGGCACTCGCGCTCGCCGGTTCGAGCGTGTCCGACGCGGCCCTGATCGCAAACGTCTCGACCATTCTCAGCGGCGCGGACGGGGTGAAGGGCGCGATCCTTCCGGCAGACGCGGCCGGTCGCACACGAATCGTGAGTAACCCCGGCACGTCGGCGGCGTTCGTCTATCCCCCAACCGGTGCGACCATCAACGACCTCGCCGTGACGGTCGCGGACATTCTCCGACCGGGTGAGACGAAGGCGTACTTCTTCGCGAGTGCGACCCAAGTGTTCACTCTCGGCGGTGCGGTGGGAAGTGTCGTCGCGGTCGAACGGACCTTCACCGAAACGGCCGGTGCTGGGACGTACACGGGTAGCGTGGCAGTTCCGGCCGGTGCGACCATCCACGACATCATCGTGAACGGCGTGGCGCTGTGGACGAACGCGGGCGCGGTGAGCATGATCGTCGGAGACGTGGCCGACGACAACGGCTACTTCGATGCGGTGAACTTGAAGGCGACCGATCTGCTCGCCGGTGAGTCGATCTCGTTCGCGCTCGCGGGCGGGAAGGCCGGTGCGTACATCGCGAACTCGCAGGTGTCGCCTCGGTACAGCGCGACGGCGCGAACGATCAGCGGCATCATCACGGCCGCGAGTACGGGTGGCGGCGCGGGGCGCACGCGCATGACCGTGATCTACTCCGTGAACCCGAACGCAATTGCCGCGACGAAGGTGTAAAATAGACTACGGCCGTATTAGCTTAATAAGCTAATACGGCCGTAGCTTACCCACGAATCGGGTACTCAGGATACAGTGCCCTCGGTCTTCGCGACCTCCCGCGCGGCCTTCTCTTCGTTGTTGACGATCTCACTGAACGCGTTGACTTCCCAGCCCTCGGCCGGTGTCCACTCGGTGTCCTCATCGTCCCACCAGAACAGGCGTCGCTGCGTCGGGCGGTCGTCCGCGAAGTCGATCAGTTCGTAGCCGTGGACACAGCCGACATCTCGTTCGCCGATCTTAAACGCGTTCTCAACCTCCGGACAGTTCAGTTCGTTCTTCGGACAGTTCGGGTACGGTGGATTGTGCTTGATGAAGTCGAGGGCGTCGTCCTCGGTGTCGAAGATGCGAACCGGGATTTCGTCCATGTTGCAGGACAGAGACACGAGGTAACGGCGTGTCGTCACCGTCTTGTGAGCTTCCAGCGTGGCGGCGTGACCTTCGAGGTAGCCACGATCAGTCGTACCAGTCATGTTCAAGCTCCGTGTGATGGGCGAGTAGTAAGTGGTAGTAGGTGCGGGCCTAGTTATGCGGGGAGGTCGCCCGCACCGAATGACCTCCCCGCACGGTGGACTACTTAGCTGACGTACTGATCGACCGCGTTGAGCAGGCTACGGTCGCCTACCTTGTTGTCGAACCACTGTTCGATACGCGTGAACAGGGCGATGGCGTTTTCGTTCGGCTTCTCGTCCTGCTTCAGCCCGGCCACAAACGAGCGGAAGTGCTTCAGGTTTCGCTTCAGGTTGGCGTTGCCCTCGCCCTCATCGTCACCCTCGTCTTCGTCGTCTGCCTTGCCGCCCTTACCCTTGCCGCTGCCCTTCGACGCTTCGAGTTCGCGAACGATGTCCTTGACCTTCGAGCCGACGATCTCGTTCGTGTCGTTGTCCGTCGCCTGTGCGATGATCGTCAACCGCTGCTCCGGCTTCAGGTCGTACAGCACGTCGGCCGCGATGCTGAGGGCCAGACGGTCCTCGTGAACGGCGTCGATGATCTCGGATTCGAGCTTCAGCAGCTTCTTCAGTTGGGCCACACGATTCGTGTTGTTGTAGCCGAACAGGGACGCGATCTTGGTGTCGCTCCACCCGTAGGTTTCGCGGAGCTTCTCCTGAGCGAGTGCCTGTTGGACCGGCGTCAGCTTGGACCGGTACACGTTATCGACCAAGCCCTTCAGGAACGCGTCGGCCTCGTCCTTGACCTCGATCACGTCCACGCGGAGCTTGAAGTCGGGAACGTGGAACGTGGCCTTCTTGCCCGTGTCCGGATCGACCGCCTCGAACCCCTCGATCAGCTTCAGCCCGGCCCGGCGACGCGTGTGGCCACCGAACGGAATCAGCTTGCCGTCCACCGCATCACGGTAGGCGTTGACCGGCTGCTCCTGACCGTGCTTGAACAGCGAGATGGCCAGCGTCGTGTCGATCTCGTCTTGGTTCGCGGCCGGACGCACGCGGCTGTCGTTCTGCGGGAAGATTTCGGTCGGCGACGCGTAGATCGTCTCCAACACCTTAAACTCGCTCGTGGTCGGAGTGGTGTCACCCTGGACCGACTTGCTCTTGTTCTTCGCCATGACTCAGACTCCCGATTCGTGATTGTCGTCTCGTGTGTCGCTTAGAGAAGTTCCTCGCGTCCACACCAGACAAGAGTAATATAAGCGGCGAAGGTTCGGAAGAAAAGCCCGGAAGTGGAGAAAAATCCAAAATGTTCGGAATTCGCAAAGACGCCCTGGGCGCGAGCCTCGAAAAACAAGCCGTCGCGAAGGCGATTCAGACTCACTACGGCGCTACGCTGCCCGACCCACACATCAACCGCTTCGTTCAGGCGGTCGGCGCGATTGCTCACACGAATCGTGAAGCACCGGGCGCGAAGCGGTATCTCGACAAGCTGCACGAATTTGATGGTCGAACGCTCGGACGAGAACACGTTAACGAACTCGCGATGGAACTCATTCACTCCGGGCTGCTCGGTGTCGCGGACAAGGCGATGCAGAAGGCTGGGGTGAGCGGTCACACGCCGTTGCCCGCGCCACTGCCGACCGAGGCCGCGCGAGCGAAGACCGGATTCGTTGAACTGCCGGAGAGTGAACAGACGCACCAACCGACCGCGAACGAAGTCGAATTCGCGCTGTCGCAGCACAACCCGGCGAAGATCAAGCCCTCGACGAACGAGCGCGTGAAGCCGTTTGACATGCGGCGGAAGTTGCCGCTCGCCGAGGCGCTCAACTCGCCGGTCACCGATGACGAGAAGCCACTGCCACTCGCAATCGAGAAGGGCGAACTCGGTGCGGCCGGAAAGCGACACACCGACATCAGCCGACTCGTTGGCGAGAACAAGAGCAGCAACGATATCGTTCAACACCTTGTCTCGCGCTACGCGATGAGTGAGAAGAACGCGAAGGCGCAGTTCGCTCGCTGGCTGAAGCTGCGGGCCGAGGGCAAGGTCACTCCGATTGCGCCACAGGAAAAGCCGCCGCCCGAAGAGCCGTTGAAGCTCGCGCGTATCGCGATTGACGCGGCCAAGCAACTCACGAATCGTGGGGACGCCTGGTTCTTCCGAGTGAAGCTGGCCCGGCCGTTGGGCAATCACAAGGCCGCTGTTGCCTCTGAGCCTACCGAATCGACGGGATGGCGCACGCTCGCGGACAACATGGAAGACCACGGTGAGCCGGGTTCGGCCGTGGTGCGCGCTCAGGGCGATCACATTTTCAACGACGACGGACTGGTGGGACAGGTTCACAATCCGGACGGTCCACCGTCGTCCTCGATGTCTGGTACAGAGGTTCACGGCATCTTGAACAAGATGTACAGTGAGACGGCATCGCGCGACCCGAGGGCTACGTGGTCGGTGTACTCCTACGGTCACGGTCGTCTCGGCGGGTACAAGCCGTTACCGGCCGTTGTCGTTCGATACGCGCTACCGGACAGTGGACTTCACGCCTACGCGTCGGTGACGCCGGACAACTTCCACGAACTGCTCCGCGACGCACCGGAAGAGACTCGTGTCGCCGCTCACCGGGCGGTAGCACACCACTACCCGGGGAAGGCGAAGGCCGTTCAACTCGCTCGACCAGCCGAACAGAAGGAACGACCGGGCCAGACGCGCCCGGAGAAGCAACCGACACCGACCGATTTGACGAAGGGCGTCGATCCGCACATCGCCGGTACGCGACTGGCGTATCACCTTATGCAGATCATCAAGGACACCGCCCCGCCGATTGCGCCGACGTACAACGACAAAGAGAAGACAAGCGAGGGTGCGGAGGGTGGGTCGCACTCCGTTCAGGATGCCGACCCGAATCGGATGGTCATAGGTGGCGGTGGAAGTACCGCGCACGCGTTGGCGAAGGCCGCGCTCAGGGGTCGCGGAGTGAAGGGCGTGAACGGTGACGCATATGCCGCCCTCGGTCGTCACCTAACTTCAATCGGTCACCCGCTGGCCGACGCGTACAACTGGCACACGATGGACCGGTCGATGCGCGAGGACGAATTCCTCCGCCGCTTCCTCGCACAGCACGTCACGCGACCCGAAGGGATGAGCGACGCGGAATACTACCGCAAGATCGTTCACCAGTTCGGTTACGACCCGAACGACCCGAACGCGGCGGTGAAACACAACCGCGAGGACTTCGCCAAGTTCTGGAACAGGCTGAAAGAAGCGTACAAGAAGCACCCGCTGGGTATGAAGGAAAGTGGCGACACCGGTGGACCGTGGAGCGAGAGCAAGTGGCGCATGATGCTGAAGCGGTTCAGCAACTCGATGTACCGACACGCGACGTTGGCCGAGGAGCGGCAAGACCAGAGCGACACGAAAACGCGCGACGCCACGGTGAAGGACAAGACCGGCAAGGATAAGAAGGTCGGCTGGAAGGACTGGCTGAAGAAGCTCTGGGCCGCGCCGCACATGAAATTTGCGCGGCGTGCGCAATGGGCGAATGCCAACATAGTTGGGCTTATTGGTCAGGCCCGGCAGAACCCACAGGATAATACTTTACGGGGGGCGCTCGCCGACGCGATTAAGGAAGAATACGGAGAGAACGAAATCAGCCGTCGGTTGCAAGAAACTACGGATCGGTTTCACATCAATCCAAAGACTCCAACAACTTTTCGGTTCTACACGAACCCACAGTATCAACCGGGACGAAAAGTTGTTACGGTTGGCTCACATGGTTCGCTCGGCGCAATCGGCGGGGCGGTGACCTTGATGAGCGGCGGTTATGCTCGATATGGAACAAAAGAGTATACTCTTTTGCCCAGAGTCGATGGCACACTTACCTACGTTCTCACACGTACTTTGAGCGATTCTACCTCCGGTCACGGCATTACTGGTCAGATGCGAGCCAGGGCGCAGGAACATGCAAGTTCTTCAAACTTACCGTTTGAAGAGGGTATAGTTAATGGAACAATTCCCACCGGTGTTACACATGAAGATGTAACACTCCCGGTACATGAAAAGAAAGTCAATGTGTAACTATGCCACGAATCGTACCGGATAAGCCGGGGCGGAAGAAAGTTGCCGCCCCGCTTCCGCTCGAAGTCGAGTACAAGGAAGGCGTCGAGCCACCGGTTAGTGCGAAGCAACCGGCCGTTCGGTCCGACGTACCGGAACACAGCGGTTTCGGTTTCGATCAGTTTCACGGCGTGCCGCACGACCGGATGCGTAAGCTGCTCGGATCGAAGCGGGTGACGCAGTGGGCGATGGACAACGCCGCGAAGCACGCGGACAAGTTCATGGCCCAGCACGGCTACACCGACCGCGCGACCGCAATTAAGCACCTCGCCCTGGTGTTCATCCGCGCCGGGCTACTGCACCGCGAGCAACAGCGTGCGGGCAGTCCGCAGGCGTGGAGCGAGTCGCTGTTCTCGCACCCGACGAGCGGCAAGTGGTTCAGCGTGCGCGTATCGCCGTCTGCTGCGAAGCCGACCATCGCCCCGGTAAAGCTCGCGCGCATGTCGGCCAACGACGCACGGATCGCGACCAAATCTCCCGCGCACGACAAGCGAATTGAAGTGGCGCGGCGCGTGCTGAGTGAGGCCGGACTGAATCCGTCAATCGTGCGCGCGGCCATTGCACACGATGCGAAATCGTCGCGACCAAGCGCGGTGCAGATCATTCAGAAGTCCGCGTCGCCGGAGCATACGCGCTACGCGGCGGCGTGGTACGGGCTACTCAGCGGTGAGAAGAACTTGGCCGTCTTTCACCCGGACGACAACGGGGAAGACTTCCTCCACGTTATATCTTCGCCGCACCCGGTCGATTACATTGCAGACCGTCTCCGTAAATCGGGCGTCCCACGATTCGTGAGTGAGTCGAAGGGCGGCGGTGGCAGTCGCTTCTACATCTACAATCCGCTCGGCAAGCTCGACGTGTCGGCGGTGGCGGACATGATTCCAGATGCCAGTCATTCCACAATCCGGGGAAGCGGGTACAGACTCGGTGCTAGTGCGAGTTCCAGTGCCAACGCAAGTGGCAAGCCCGCCAAGCCAACCGAAGCCGCAGCCCGCGCCAACTACCGCACCGTCATCTCCGACTTCGAGCGCGCAGCCGGTGCGTAAGCCCGCCGCATTCATTCTCCCCGACTAAGCGAGCGCACATGCCTCTCGTTCACCTGTTCACCAGCGACCGTGGCGACTCGTTCGTTCACTCTCCAAAGTTTGTGTCGTCCGCACACCCGTTCGTATTCAAGACACGGGCGGAGGCGAGTGCGCACGAGTCGAAGGACGGTGACACGCACTACGTGGCTACGATGGACGACACGACCGCGCGCAAGCCGCTCGTGATGCGGAAGGTGAGTTCGCTGCGCGGCCACCGCCCGGTCACGAGTGTCGAGCAACAGAGCGATCCGAGTTGGAGCGTCAACCCGACCGGTTCGCGGTTGGAGCGCGTGGGCGAACACGTTCTGCACCGACTCGCGCGGACCAAAGCACCGGCCGGTGGCGCAATCGTCAACAACGTGTACCAGCGCGGCGGGCAGTTCTTGCCCCGCGCGGCGAAGCACATTCGCTCTGTCATCGCGGCCTACCTTAAGACGAGGGTACAGATGGCACGAGCGGCGAAGAAGGCGTTGTCCGAGTCGATACTCGACAAGAAGACCAACCCGCTGCCGACCGCTCTCGACGACAAAGACATCACGAAGAACGTGGCCGGTGGCAAGCGACCGGGCAGCGTGGCCGACGCGACCAAAGAGGTCGAGAACAAAGAGCCGCAACAGGCGTTCACGAAAGGCCAACTGAAGAAGTTCGAGGACGCCCTCGGTCTGTTGCCGGACGACCGTCGCCGACTCACGAATCGTGGGAAGCTGAAGGGCAACGACGTAAGTGACGAGACGGTGGTGCAGCACTCGCCCGAAGAGGTCGCGAACTTCCTCGACTACGTTTCGGGAAAGCGGCTGAGAGCGTCCGTGAAGAAGAAGGCCGTGCGCGAGGCACTGCGCAACCCACAGAACAGCGCGCACGAAAAACTCGCGTTCCTCGCCGATCACATGGCACACGAGGCCACCATCGCGCGCGAGAACGGCGCGGAGGACTGGTACGGCGATCACGTCGCGGCAATGGCCCGTCACCTTCACGACACGTTCCACGAGGGTAAGCCCGGTGACGATGAGATGTGGGGCAAGGTCGATCCGAAGAGTGGGCGCGTCGTGTTCGATCCAACCGGCAACACTCCCGATCCGGCCGGATTAACGCTCGCGAAGATGCTCGTCGCCGCCACCAGCAGCGGTAACAAGCCCGACCTGAACTACGACATCGCGTGGCGCATGTTGAAGGCCGGTCACAAGAACGCGGCGGGCGACCACGACATCTTCTCGACCATTCCGGAGAAGCAAGAGGACGAGCATTGGGCCTGGGTCAAGGACGCACTGAAGCAGCACGACGAGATGGGCACGCAGAAGAAACACGGCTACAAGACGCGCGGTGACATGGTTGACGACTTCCTCTATCCGGGCAAGTCGCTCGAAGATCGCGTGAAGTGGTTCGACAAGTTCATCAAGCCCCTCGGCGAGAAGAACGCGCGCCGGTTCAAGAGCAAGGAAGTTACCTACGTGGACGCGCCGGACAGTGCGGACCACGCCAAGCCCGTGTGGATTCACCGGGGCGGTGGGGAGGACGAACAGAAGCTCTCACCATACGGCGGTCGCCGCGAAAACGCCGATCCGGCGACGCACCCGGACGACACGGCCAAGCCACCGGCCGAGTACAAGGGCGACGACTACAGCGGCCGACTCGCGTCAACGTACCGGGGCAAGGGAGCGCTCCGCAAGGCCGACATTCCGATGACCGACGAGCAGGGCAAGCTCGTGCCGTCCGGCTGGTCGAGCCGCGACATCAACGCGAACCTCGACGCACTGAAGTCGGTGATCGGATACTTCCGCGAACAACACCCAGAAGATACCAAAACCGCGCTGAAGCACGCGGCGAAGTTCTTCCTCGAACCTCAGTCGAAGGACTCGTTCCGGGCCGTCACCGATTGGGCCGTCAAGAACGCGAAGGACGCCGAACACGCGGAGAACCTGAAGGACAAGTTCGAGCGCTCGCAAGAAAACAATCGCGGCTTCTTCGCCGATCACGAGGAGTTGCCCGGCGCGTTCCTCCTCGGTCCGAAGTTCGGGGCGTTCGCGAGCAACCTGCACCTCGACGTACCGGAAGGTTCGGAGTGGGACGCGCGGCGAAAGAAGTACGGCGCGCACCTCACGGCCGATATGTGGTGGTCGCGGACGTGGAATCGTTACCTCGGTACGCTCTTCGGCGGCATCGGCGGGCGACCGCGAGCGAAGGGCATCAAGGAAGAGCCGCGCGGCGACCGCGAGCGCAAGCAGATGCGCGCGGCTGCAACCGCTGCCGCCAAACACGCCGGACTGCGAAACGTGGCCGAGCTTCAGGCCGTGCTGTGGTACTACGAGCAGCAGCTTTACCGCTGGTTGGGCGCGAAGGCCGACAGCAAGAGCTACCTCGACGGCGTGAACTTGGTGCAGAAGAAGCAGGGCAAGGGCGAACGGTTCTCCATTTCCAAGAAGTCAAAGAAGATCAACGTCGGGCAACCGACAGGTGGATCAGATGCCGAAGAGTAGCCTTCCGGTGATCGGGCAGCGAACGCTCGCCCGAATCGTGGACAAGATCAAGGCCGAGGGACGACTGCCCTCGGCCGGTCGGCTCGCGACCGCACTGGCGCACGGGCGAGCGGTCGCGGTGGCCGGGGCGGTCAAACTCGCGCGACCCGACGACGGACAACCGTACCACGCGATTTTCGTCTCGTCTTCAGAGCGGGACAACTCGACCATTCCGCAGGCGAAGGCCGGGCTACAGTCGCCCGGCTTCCACAAGCTGGTGTCCCTCGGTCACGAGATGCCCGCCGCCAACGGTGGGCAGAGCGGCATCGGCTATTGGAAGGACGGCGCGGAAGAGTCACGAATCGTGAAGCTCCGCGACCCGAAGCCGCTCGCCTACGCCGCCGCACGCTTGGGCAAGGCGTTCAACCAAAAGTCCGTTCTGACTTTCCGTGAAGGTCCGGACGGTCACGACGTGGCCCACGTACTCGTCGTTCCGGAAACCGACCCGGACAAGATTCACGCGGACATGATGGCGCGCGGCATCGAGTACAAGACGGTCGTACCGCACCCAACCGATCCGGGTAAGAGCGTGATTCATCTGATCGACTTCGCGGGCGGCACGACGCGGGACATCGAGGCATACGCGCGCGACGTGCGGGCCGAGCATTACAAGCACATCGGCACGGCCGACCTGATCGGGGCTGACTCGCGGGACGAGGCCCACCGAATCTACGACAAGGTACTCGCGGGCGCGTCACGATGAACATTAACCAAACCCAACGACGCGGCGGCAAGTTCGTAAAGAAGATCGTCGGCGGCGGTAGCCCACACGCCGAGGTCGCGGCGTCGAAGGCGTTTGAAGAACTTGGTGTACCGCACATTCCGATCTCGCACGAGCAGAAGGACGGTGACGACTACGTTACCGCCCCGTACCACGACAACCTGCACACGCTCGCCCTGCTCGGTGCGTCACACCCAATGGGCGGTGTCCGGAACGTCCTACCGCAGTTGAAGCACGTCCTACACGACAAGCGGCGCATCGGTCAGATTGCGTTGGCCGAGTGGCTGATTAATGCCGACGACCGGCACGGCGGCAACTACGCGCTCGACAAGGACAAGGGCTTGCTGTCCATCGACCACGGGTGGGCGTGGCATCCCAGCACGCTGTACTGGCCGCACCTGAACGGAAAAAATTCCGAGGATATGGACGAAACACGTTATATTCTCGACGCTCAGAGTCGTAACATAAGTGAACATCTCGTAAAAGACCCGCTCGACAGTGAGTTGTTTCATCACCTCACGACCTCCGGAATGCCGCGAGCGGAGCAGCACGCAATCGAAGTTCACCCCGACGATATCAAACAAGCCCTTCACGCCGAGCCACGAATCGTGAGTCTCGCACACGAGGCCACGAGTGGTTTGCCCGAACACTCCCGGCAACAAGCGGTTGATGCCGCTCGTGCCAGATACCTTGTCCTCAAACGTCACCTCCAAGAGTCGGGGAAGCTAACCCTCCGCGACTTGTCCGCACTGACGGAGGAAGCCAAAGATGGCCTTCGCCAGTAACATCGTTTCGACACTCGATCCGGACGACTTTGTTATCGGCGAACCGATGGCGGTGTTGGACGAGTTCGACATGACCGACAACGAGGGCGAGTTGATCGCCCGGATCACGGCCAAGTACATCGAGCGCGTCGTCAAGCGGATGCAGGAGCGCGAGGAAACGACGGGTGACCTCTGCCCCATCGTGATCGGCCACACGAAGGACGATCAGAATGAAGACGAAGGCCCGCCGCTCGTCGGCTACTGTCGCAACTGGTTCGTTGCGCCGTTCTTCAACACGGGCAAAGTCGCCGCTTGGTGCTTGCCGTGGGTTTTCAAGAACGACGTGGAACGAGTTCGACGCTTCCCGCGCCGCAGCGGTGAGGTGTGGGTCGGCCGATTCGAGATCGACCCGGTTTCGTTCTTGGGCGCGACCACTCCGGCCCGCGATCTCGGCCTACTGAAACTTTCTCGTGACGGTTCGTTCACGAATTACCAGTTCTCAAACCCGTTCACCAAATCCGAGGAATCTTCCGTGCCGGACGACAAGACCAAGAAGCCAGACGACAACAAGCCCGCGCCGGACGCGAAGGAAACCGGCAGCATGAAGGAAATCATGGGCCTGCTTCAGCAGGTGGTTGCCGGGCAACAGGCGTTGATGGAGGCGATGAAGCCACCGGCGAGTGGCGCTCCGACGCCTGCCGCCCCGGACGCGAGTGGCGCGCCAGTCGGTGCGGACGGTGAGCCACCGCTGAGTGACGACGAGATCGAAAAGCTGCTCGCGCAGCACGACGGTGGCGATGAGATGGACGACGAAGAAGACGCCGAACCGAAGGACAAGAAAGACAAGTCGCGCAAGGGCGAGGAAGTCGTACAGAACGACGGTAGCTCGTATCCGGGCGGCAACGACACTCAGGTGAAGCTCAGTCGTATGGAAGAAGAGGCGCGCACGCTCCGCGTCAAGCTCGCGCGAATGGAAATCAAGGACAAGCTGAAGACGATGGCCGGTCAGGGCGCGGCGGTCGATCCGAACGACGAGGAACTGATTACCGACCTCGCGATTCTGCCGGACGACGTGCGCGACCGTCAACTGGTCCGCCTCTCTCGGAACAAGTCGATCAGCGCTCCGAATCCGCACCTCGACGACGCGAACCAAACCGCTCGCGGCGGGGCGCGAAAGATTCGGACCGAGGACGAGCAGAAGGCCGTTGTGAAGCTCGCGCGCGACAAGAAGATCACCTACGGCGAGGCGAAGAAGCAACTCGGCTACGAGTAATCTCTCGCACTCTCACCTCACTCAACACATCTTCGGAGATCAAAAGGTATGGACGGTTCTGCTCAGAGCTTCAACTGGTTGCTGTTCCAGGCGAACGGCAACGTGCGCCCCAGCCGCGTTGTGACCGGCGTGACCGGCGCGGGCAACGGTGGGCTGTGCGTCGAGGCCAGCGTCGCCGGTACGATTCCCGGTCTTGGCATCAGCGGTGAATGGACGCGCTTTCCGGGCGGCTCTCCGGCCGACGACGGCTACCACGCCATCGCGACCGAGCCGTGTACCGTTCACGGTCCGGGCAGCAAGGTTAACGCCGTCGCTGGTGCGGCCATCACCGACACGCGCCTGCCACTCACCTTCGACAACCAGGGTCGCGTCGTGACCGCAACCGTTGGCACGGGCGGGACGGACACTTGGTGCATCGCGTGGCCGACTCGTACCGCCGTTGGCGCGGGCGAAAAGATCGAGGTCATCGTCGTGCAACCGTTCACTTGGAACAAGTCCGCCGCGTAATTGGTGGCGACTTCCGGGGCGCGAGTCGCCCCGGCTCTTACACTTCTCATCCGCACATCCACGATTCGTGAGGCAACTTCTCGATGTCTACGAGCTACCCAGGTGGGAACGACACCCACATCCCCGATCTTGACCTCAGCGGCAACCTGATGATCGGGTTCAGCCGTAACGTCAAGAAGTATCCGGTCACCCGATACATGACGCCGACGCCGGTCAAGCTGAAGCGCGGTCCGTACCTGTACTTCAACCCGCTTGACAATGCGCGGTTGCCGAACTTGCCGCAGGCGAACAAGTGGGCGTCCGGTACGATCCGGCCCGCGAGCTTCGGTACGTCGCGCGGCTTCGAGCAGAAGACGTTTACCTGTCAACGGTACTCGTTCTCGACGCTGCTCGACATGGAAGGTATCGAACAGGCCAACTGGCCGGTCCTCGAACGCAACAGTGAGGAACTCGCGCACGACGCGATGGTGGCGCGCTCGATTCGCGGTTGCACGAAGCTGACCACGCAATCGCTGTACCCGGCCGCGAACGTCGTGACCGCCGCGAGCTTGACCGGTGCGGGCAACTTCCTCGACCTCGGTACGTCCGCCGCGCCGTATCTGTTCAAGGCGCTGAGTTCGGCCGATCTCATCATCCAGAACGGTACGGGCGGGCGCGTCCAGCCGGGCGAACTGTCCGTGCTGATGAACCACAACACGGCCGTGCGACTCGCGCGTTCTCGTGAGATTCGTGAGTACGTCATGCAACAGGAGCAGGCGTACAAACAGATCACGATGGACAAGGATTCGTTCAACGGTTCGTACTACCTGCCGGACGTTCTGTTCCGCCACAACGTCGTGGTCGAGTCGCTTCAGTACAACGCCAACAACCGTGGCGCGTCGGGCGAAGCGTTCGGGCCGGTGTTCCCAGACAACACGCTGCTCGTGTTCTGCAAGCCGGGCGACCTCGACGGCAACGAGGGCGAGGCGGACTACTCGACCGGTCACATCTTCATCTACGAAGACCTGAAGGTTGAGACGTTCCCAGATCAACGCAACCGGGTGACGGAAATCGTCATCACCGACACGACCGCTGAAGAGGTGACGGCCGCGCCGACCGGTGTCATCATCACGAACATCTTCAGCTAAAATTCGCTGGACCGCTGCGGTGGTCAACGAGAATGCCCGGCCGGGTACAACCGGGCCGGGCATTTGTTTTTAGACGCTCAGTATTCGCCCATGTTGGGGCAACCGTCGTCGGCGTACAACATCATGAGCAATTGATCGTACTGCTCGTACACATCGTCGGAGATCGAGTTACTCATAACCTCCGAGACGATTGGGTTCAACAGCTTGAAGAACGCGCTCATGGCACTACCCCTGTCGGGCGAGGTGAGGGCGATTACTCCCCTATACAGAGCAAAGTCAGTGCCAAAGGGATGATATTGTAGAACACCTTCGCGTTCTCTCGACTCTCGGTGTTGCCGTTGAGGTCACAGAAGCGGAGCATATACGGTATCATCCCGGTGTCGTCGGGATTGCGACCGATGTTGACGACCGCGTACCGTGTGGAGTTTCCCGGCTGCTTGGCGCGCCAGTGAATCACCGCCTCCGGATCGGGCGGAATGGTGGCGAGCGTGAAGCTGTGGCCGACCAACTCGCGAAGGTACTGAAACGTCTTGGCGACGAATCCCTCGTATGACGGATGCGCGCACGTCGGGGGAGTGTTCACGATCATACCTCTGATAGTTGTTTCGCCGCGAGTACCAACCGTCGCGTCCACAGGCGGACGTTACGGCGTTCTTCTCGCACCAGCTTGCGACAGTACCGGTGACGAGGTTCGTTCGATCCGCTCCACGTCTTTCCGTTCCAGCGCTCACGGAAGTAGAACAGGGCGGACTGTTCGGAGTACGCAACGAGACTCGCATAGAACTTGATCTCGTCGAGTGCGGTCTTCTTGTGGGCTATTGCCGAATCCCTCCGGGGCGAAGGTTGTCGGGCGAGGTTAGTATTCGTACCGCTCCTGCCGGGCCTGCAAACGAAAAACACACTGGTCGATTGTTCCGAGGCACGCCTTCGTGACACACGCCTCGTACTCGCCCCGGCTGTTGAGTAAGAAGACGCGAAAATCTTTGTCCGGCTCACTCCCGTTTCGGAGCATGTTGTAGACCGTCATACGAATCGTGAACGCGTCGGCGATTTGGTAGACGGTCTTGCCGTCGCCGGACTGCAACGAGAACTGACTCATTAGTAAGCCTCCGTGACGTAGCTGGCGATGCACTCGACGTGCTGACCGCTTACCCCGTCCCACTTGTCGAGGTAGAACATCTCACCACAGAGTTCGATCTTGGAATGCTCGACGAGAGCCTCGTAGTGCGTCTGTGCGGCCAGCAGTGAGAGGTAGACACCGACCGTTTGACGGCCCTCGTACTGCCAACCCTTGTCAACGATGTAAATGGCCACGGAGTCACTCCCGATTCGTGAGTTGGTGAAACAGTTCGGCCGTCGCCTGCTGATTGCTCTGACTGACGGCCACGTTACCGCGAGCATCGACCTGCGGTTCGCTCCACCGGACGAGCTTCAGCCCGCCGAGGTCTTTCTTCTGGTTGCCATGAACCTTGTACCAGTTATTGAGCGTATCGCGAAACGTGGCATCGGTCGCGTGCTTTGACAGGACTTGCCAGTGGGTGAGTTGCCAGATGTCGCCGACCTGTCGGTAGATGCCACGCAGAATGACGTGGACGTGCGGATTGAAGATCGCGACTTGGTGTAACCGGTGCATTGATAGCTCCCGTCGAGCATCACTCACGATTTGTGAGTAACTGAGAACAAGGATACCAGACCTTGCCGCAAGGTTCGAGGTCAGTAACCGGAAATCGGAGAATTCTTTTCCATGTCCACGACGACCGTCTATTTGCAGAACTCCGAGATTTTCAACTTCTACGACTTGCGCCGCATCCAAGAACTGCTACTCGACGACGGCAGCACGCCGACGCAAGCGGACATCTCGAACGTCGCGACCGCAGCCGGAGCGCAACTGTACCAGACGATCCTCTGGGCGTCGAGTGACATCGACTCGAAGTGTCAACAGGGCAAGCGCTACCTTCGCACCGACCTCGAACAAATCATCCAGAACGCCATCGACCCGCCGAGCGGGTCGAGTACGCAACAGATCGAGATTTACCGCAAGCGCGCGGCCCAGCTACGAAAGCTCACGGCCGACCTGACGTTCGGTATCTTGATGTCGCGGCGCGGCTTCTCGGCGGACAAGATGCGCGAACTCGCCCCTCAGTATGAGGAAGCGTTGGGGCGACTTCAGGAATTGTATGACGGCCGTCGCGTGTTCGACTTCGATGCCGCGCTCGCGGCCGGTGTGCCCGCCGCCGTGAAGTTAGCCAAGAACAAAATCATGTCCTCGTCCTTCAACCAAATGTTCGGACTGTGGCCCGCCGCCAACTCGAACCGATGCTTCGGAGAATAATCGCACATGGCAACAGCTTCTTTTCCCGACTATCGAACGACCGGTGCGGTCCACCACTTCGTGAAGACGCCGGGCGATCCGACCAACACCTACTACCTCGGTACGTGCGAGGTGCAGCCGGTCGTGCAGTTCTACAAGATGCGCGCGCCGGTGAAGAACGATCTCGCGGGCGACGCGCTGCCCGCTCAGAAGACGCACCAGGGTGAGATGGCCACGCTCGGCTTGCAGTTCACCCGGTGGTCGCTCGACGCCTACGACACGATCCTGAACTGTCGCGGTACGGGTAACGGCCTGAACATTCTCGCGGGCTGGGAGGGCCGGTTCAGTCGCGGCTCGCTCGTGTTCGGCAGCGACACGTTCCAGTTGTGGCAGGTGTTCGACAACGCACTCAACGCCGTCTTCCGGGGCGACCTCCCGCTCGGCTGGTACTGGCCACAGGTCGAGATCGTGCAGCACGCGCCGGTCAAGCTCGGTACGCGCGAGTACCAACTGCTGCTGATGCTAGAGGCCAACCCGAAGTACGTGCCGCAGGCGAGCATGAACCAAATCCAGGCGAACGAACGGTCGTGGTTCTTGTACAGTACGCAAGACGCCGACTTCCCCGCCGCCGTTCAAGTTCCGCAGTAAGCGAGTGTACCACTCATGAATCGTGACGTGTACCAGTGCCCCGTGACGCAGCGCTTCTACGACCCGCTCGAAATGCGTCGGGCACTGCTCATCGAAAGCTCGTTCCAAATCAACGAGTGGATCGAGGAGCAGAAATCGTCCGACCCGGCGGTGACGTGGCCCGCTCAGGCGAAGGTCGTCGCCGTCACGCGCAAGGTGTTCGGCTTGCAACCCATCGACCCGATCACCGGTGGGGGCGAGGGTGACGCGCGGGTGATCGCGGTACTCAACGCGTTCACGGAGTGGTTGGAGGGAAAAGGCGGTGGGGGGCAGAATCGGGATTCGTCGCCGCCTGCGCGGTCTTCGGACTTCCCCCCTTCCTCGGCTACGAAGAGTGGGTGTCCGTCGTGCTGAACGTCGAGTTCGGTCGCGCGATCAAAACTCACACCGGCGTTGAGGCGCTGAAGATAGCGGGCGGAGAAACCGGACCGTCGAGTTACTATCACATGCTGGCCGGGGGCGACGCGCACAAGGGCGCGATGCTCGAAGGTTCGGCACTGCTCGCGGAGATGATGAATGCTAATCGACCCGTATAACATTCCCCGCATCGAGCGGGGCGTCGAGGAAACGCGAGCGGCCGTGCCCGAAGTGAAGCCGGAGGGGTTGATCCACCCGGAGCGCTTACCGGACACGCAACGACTCGATCTCCCCGACGCGGCCAAGCCGGTCGTACACACGCCGGTGAAGCCCGTCGCGACCGAACCAGTCGTCCACGAAACGGTGAAGCCGACCGTCGCTCGCCCGGTCACGAACGAAACGCCCGCGCTGCCGCTGACGCACGAGACGCCGAGGCACACCGTGCCACTGGTGGATGTCGCACGGCCGATCACTCACAGCGTGCCGTCGTTGCCGCACCACGGCGAGACGCACGCGACCGGTCACACCGTGGGCGCGCCGCCACAGGTCGTTCACGTCGAGATGCCGCCGTTTATTGACTACTCACGAATCGTGTGGCGCGACGGACCGAGGACGCACTAATGCACGTCGAGTACAACGAAGTGTCGATGGAGTTGTGCGACATTCAATCCGTCCACCGCACGGCCGTGTGGTCGAGCGACCACGTTGATCTGCTGTACATTATCTGGAACGTCGGGCTGGTGTGCGCGTACTCGCCGAACGGTTACCCGCCCGGCATGAGCGTGTTCAGCGGACCGGCCTCGGCCAACTTCATCGCCGGTCCGAGACTGATCTCACTCGGCGCGGCCGGTGACATTTTGAAGGGTAAGGACACGCCGCTTCCGGTCTTCCAGCAGCGACGCAGCAACTTTCCGGTCAGTGGCGTCGCCCCGTTCGGCGCGGGTGCTGGCGCGATTCCGACACTCGGCGACCGGTTCAGCGGTCACGCGGCTATCATCAGCGACGGCGTGCTGTTCAATCGACTGATGACGCCCCGCAAGAAACTGAAGATCACCGGGGGCGATCCGTTCGTCGGTCCGGAGGTCACTTGGATCGAAGCGCCGCGACCGGGCAGTGCGTGTGACCCGATGCTCGGACCGCACCCCATCGCCTGTGACGTGATTCAAGTCGGCGGTGACGGCACGGCCTTTGGCGTGTTCTTCCAGATCGAGACGGCGACGCTGCCGTGTATGAACGCGGCCGAGCGACTGGTACTCTCGCACCGCTGGACGATGAGCCACACGCACGACCGCGACCGTTACCTCACGCGCGTGATTGACGGCGAGGTGATCTTCAACGGCGAGATGATTCATACCCTCGGCGTGAACATCGACGACTTCCGACAACAGTTCTTTCACCCGATTCCGCCCGGCCACGAACGTCACATCGTACACATCACGCCGTCCTCGGACGGACTGACGTACAACTACCGGATCGAGGACACGGACTCGACCATCGTGTTCGACGCGGGCGACAGCGGGGCGACGCGCATCGAGATCGCGGAGAAGGTCGGCTACTACCAACCGTGGCGCGTCCTCGGTGGTGCGGTCAACTCCATCGAGAAAATGTTCAGCGGCGACGCCGAACTTCGCGCGGGTAAATAAGAGGTCACGATTCGTGCCTATTCCATTCATTGCCGCCATTGCCGCTCGTATCGGCCCGATGCTCGCACGCGGTGCGGAGATGGGCAAGACCTTGTTCAGTCGCGGTTGGGGCAGGCGACTCGGACCGGGCGTTCCACCGCGCGCCGGTGGTCGAGGCGGCGCACCACACCCGAAAGCTCCGGTCCATCCGGCCGGTCCTAAGCACGGTCCGGGCGGCGGACCGGCCGACCGACCGGGACGAGAAGACGAGGGCGACAAGAAACTCAACAGGCTGTGGCGGTACGACACGACGTGGAATCTCATCCAGCGCGTCAACGGACTGATCGCGGAAAACGCGCACTCGTTCACTCACGCAATCTCCGTGGCCGTCGTCGGTGGCCCGCACGCCGACCTCCGCCGCTGCTGGTATCTCGCGCTGTCCGCCGCGTTCGGTCGCTACCGGCGTCGAGTCAAAGGCATCGGTGAGGCGAACATTGAGGCCGTGTGGGATATCACCGGTAAGTCGGTTCACGTTTCGATTGCTTACGTCGGCGCGGGTCTGTCGAACCTCATCTCCGAGGCGAAGAACGACATCGACCTCCGCCTCGGCAGTGACGCGTCGGGCAACGCGACTGCCATCACCAATGCTTTCGTCGGCGGAATTTTTCCGATCATCGCGCGAGTCGTCAACGGTGCGGCGGCGCGCAACTTCATCGCGGGCGGACAGGGCATTGTACTGACGGGCGGCATTGAGTTGCTTCAGGTCGGTCCGGATCAGGTGACGGTGGGTGGTGGGTGGCCGAACTGGTTGCTCAACTCGCCCGGCGCGAACATCTTCAATCCGATCACCAACATTGTCAGCATCGCGATCAACCTACTCACGCCGCCGTTGGCCGAGCGCGGCATTGTCTGGTCGAACGTCAACGACTCGGACTGCACGAGCGACACGAACCTGAACATCAAGTTCACAAAAGACCCGCTCATCGACGTGTTCAAGGAACTGCCGGTGAACGACGCGGACGGCATCCGCTGTCCGTGGGGCGCGATCACCCCGATCAACATTGCGGCGAGTGGTCTGTTCTCGAAGCGGGGCAATACCTCGTTCACCGGACCGACACTGCCCGACGACGGACGCGTACTGACGACCGGCGAGAAACGGGACGTGCGCATTCAGCCGCCGCGCCCGGCAATCGACGGTAAGAGCCGCGAGTCGTTGGTCGATCTGATCGTGGCCGCACTGCACCAACCGTGCAACGCCCCGCACTCGGTCGGGTGTCAACCCGGACCTGTCGGCTCGCAGGGCATTCGGACGTATCCAGCGGGCAAGGGACTGGAAGGCCGACAGTTTCAACAGGCGTGGCAGAGCGTTCGCAACCCGGAGATGCTCGACGCGACCCTCCCGGCGAAGAACGTACCGCGACTCACCAAGTAGGGCTAACCCGTGTCCGACAGCGTTACGATTCAGAACGACAACCTCCGAAGCGGCCAAGAGTACGAGAAGTACGAGCAGGACTCGAACTTCGATTACGACACCGGCGTGGTCGTCATGCCGGTGGCCGGGCGCTCGCCGAGGTTTCGTCGCATCCGACTGCACGGCGGCTACGGGAAGCGGATCGTCAAGTTCCACGCGATCCGAAAAGAGAAGCCGCCCGTTATCCCGCAGATGACGGACACAACCTACGACAAGTTTCTCGGCGGCGAAGTCATCGCCTCACTGCCGGTTCAGAACCCGCAGTCCGGCGCGTTCACGTTCGAGATGCACGGCCGGTACGTGTTCGTGCAAGCCTCCCCACGAATCGTGGGTGTCAACACCATTCCGACCGGTGGCTACCCGTACCCGCTCATTCCGACCGACAAGATGGCGAGCGACCTCGCACAGCCCACGATGTCGGCCGCTCCGACGTTCCTCTCCGCCGCCAACCCGCAGGACGCGGCGGCACAACACTTGTCCTCGGTCGTCATTCGCGCGGACGGACAGTACGCGTGGCTGTTCACGATGATTCCACCCGTTTACTCTAGTGAGACGCTAATCAGCGGTTAACACATGGCAATCGACTACACGACTCTGCGCGCTCGGTGGGGCAAGATCATCGGTGCGCTGAACGAGGTCAACACGTATCGCGGCACGACGCTCGCGGCGCGAGTGACCACGCTCATCTCACAGTTCAGTTCGGCGAATCCGAGCGTCACGTCGGGCATCTACGACGCGCAGACCTCCGCACTGAGCAGCTTCAGTTCGTGGCTCAGCTACCTCACCGGTCTGGTGAACGACGCGCTCTTCACGGCCGTCAACAACGACCGGTCCGTGCCGTTCACGGACATCGACGCGTGCGGTGTCGAACTCGTGCGCCAGATGACGAACGACGCGCAGACGTTCAACGACTCGCCGTGCAGCTACGCGTTCGCGGCCGTTGGCGTGCCGACCGGTGACCTGTCGTTCGTGTACACCGACCGCGACGCGACCGGACTCGCGAGCGACTACGCCATCCCCGACCGCCTGCTGTTCACCGTCACCGCCGACGCGGACCGGGGCGGCACGCGCTGGGCCGAGACGATTGCCGTCGTGGGCAAGCTCGCCGACACTGCGGCCACCGATGCGGGCTACCCGACCGGCGCGGGCATCAACACCACGATTCAAGTCACCGATCCGGATGTGAGCGGTGGGGCGGTCACGGACGGCTCGTTCAACAACTACACGAGTTCAAACTTCGACTCGTGGACGCGACTCACGGGCAACACCTCGTCCACCGTCAACCAAGCGGCCGAGGACTATCGAAACGGGGCGAACGGGAAGTCGCTGAACCTCGTCTCCAACGGAACGAACGTCACCGGGGTGCGCCAGAACATCACCGTGACGGCCGGGCAGATCAAGGCCGTGTGCTTCCGCGTCAAGGCCGTCAACAGCGCGCTGACCACGGCAAAAGTTCACGTCTCGATCCGGCGACAGGACACGGACGCGCTCCTGACCGATCCTCAGTCCGCCAACCTGCAAACGTCGTCCGGCACGATGGCCGGTATCGGTGTCGGATCGTGGGCCGCGTACACGGCCGTCTTCGTGATGCCGAATTACATTCCGTCTTCTGGTGTGTACCTCGACATCCGACTCGCGGACGGCACGACGGTGACCACGCCCGCGACCGTGGCGACCGCCGCATACGTCGATCACGTTTCGATCATCGACATGCCCGCGCAGTACAACGCCGGTCCACGAATCGTGATCTTCAGCGGCAAGACCGGGCTGCTCATCACCGACCAGTGGCAACTGACGATTACTCTCGCGAGCGGCACGATTTCAGGTTATATTGTCCGGGGCGTGGACCGCTTAATAGGGTTGAGGAGTCGCACATGGCGACTGCCTACCGTAAGCGGTGGTACTGAGACGCTTACGGACGCCGCGATCAGCTAACCGAGGCGCGCGTGAGTATTTCCTACGCAACGGGGACGACAGCCTCTTGGACCGTCGTCTCCAACTTTGTCACTCGACTGCGCGCCGGACTGGTTGACGTGGACAGCAAGCCAACCGCCATCGTTCGCGTCATCTCCAAGCCCGACGAGCATCAACCGTTCAAGGCCGAGGAGGGCGTTCACGTCACCGTGGGCGACCCGCAACCGATAGTGAACGACGGCGCGGGTCGATACGGACAGCGCGTGCGTCGGGTGCTTGAACTGTACCTCGTGACCGTCTGCCTCAAAGACGCGGGCGGGCGGGAAGAAAAGAGTGTCGAGAAACACCTCGCACTCGAAGACGCGGTATTCAACATCGTGAGTGGCACGCCGCCCGCTGACTCGGCGTACAACTCAAAGGTCGGTATCACGCTGAAGTGGATTCCGGGCGGTGACGTGATCCGCCGCGCGATGAAGAGTGACGCGGGCCAGCACGTAAGCGTTCACCTTTTCGAGATCATCTACCCGCAGCACCTTCAGGTCGTTCTATGATCTCCCTCATCGGTCCAGCGGCCTCGACCGAGTACGACCTTCCGATTCACACGGCCGCACAGCAAAAGCTCTTCGACGAACTGTACGACACGGGCCGACTGAGCGAACTGGTTGACCCGCACGGACACCTGCACGGACTCTCTCCGACCTTTCCCGTTCCGCCCACGACCGATTGGCCGCGCCCGCGTCTGGGCATGATTCACTGGCCCGTTGTCGGCTGCGCGCGGTACGCGTTCGGCACGTTGCTGGTTGACGAATTCACACTCGGCCAGCTTCGCGCCCAGATGATCTCGGCCGGGTCAAACATTATCACCGTCCGCCTGCGCGACGATCCGGACAACGCGGGTGAAGTCGGTCGTGACGTTCCGCTTCGCTTTCTGTCCTCGCGCCCGCTCGTTCGCACGACGACCGGTGCGCTCACCGTATCCGATGACGACGCCGAAGTTGACGCCTGGGTAATCACCCTCGTTGACGAACGGTACGAGCTTCTCCACAACACGCTCACTTCGCTCACCGGTTCGTCTTGGTCTGCGGTCTTCGCGGCCGGTGGCGTCTCGATCACCGACGCGGTGAACGCGAGTTACTTGACGCCCTCGGCCCGGTGGCAGACTCGTCATGTTCTCGGCCGGAGCGTGGCGTGGTTGATGGACGTTGCCGCGATCTCGGTCGGCTCACGAATCGTGAGTGTACCGGGCGTCGGTCCGGCCCTTCAACGACCGACCGGCACGCACGCGCTGACTTTGGCCGTCGCTCACGCACTCGCGGAGGCGGACTTTCGGCACGTCGGTGGCGGTCCGATTGAAGACGCGGACGTTGACGCGGGAATACCGAACACGGCACAGGTCGTCTTCGGCACGTCGGACGAGGTGACGCCGGTCAAAGAAACGGCCGTCATTCAGGTAGCGATTCTCTGGGGTGGTGGCGCGGCCATTTCCCATTGGTGCGACGCACCGGCGTCCACGGGGGCGGGGGCGCGAACGACCCTTGCTGCCCAATTCGTTCTTGATTGGGGCGCGTGGCAGTACAACGTGTACGACACGTTGTACGACGGCTTCCTCGACGTTCCCGCGTCCGGCTTCTTGTGGGCCGTCGAGTGGGAACACACGGGCGGTAAGGCCACCACACGATTCGTGCGTCCGCCGCACTGGTACAACTATCTCCTCGGTGTGGACAACGCGTTCGATGTCGGCTGCGGTTTGTCACGCCTGTCGGATGGCACGCTCGTCAGTGAACTCGGCGAGGCCGGGCACGGGCTGGAAGTTGAAATCCCCGAAGAGGGGTGCAACGTCCTAAACGTCAAGATCGGCTGCGGCATCAAATTCGATGATGACGACGCGGTTGCGGTTGACGCGGCCGGACTCATAGGCTGCGGGTTGAAGATTCAAAGTGAAGAGGGCGAGTGCGACAAGATCGCGGTAGACTACGCGCAACTCGCGGGTGACTACACCGAAACCGCGCTCGTCGATCTGCCCGGTGAAGAAGAGACGGACTGCCATACCCTCGGTGTCGATCTTGTTGAAGCAACGACGACAAGTGAGTACCGCGTCAACGATGTCACGCTGACACTTGTCGGTAATGTGATACGGATGACAAAAATCCGCACGCGCTCGACGAATTCGTTCAACGCGGCCGGATTACTCATCAATCGCGTCGATAATGAATCAGTCACGTCGGTCACGGACATTGACCTGTGCGCCGGGACATCGACCTGTTCGACGGGTTGGATGCTGGCGAAAACACTTGATGATGTTACGTGTATTGCTACCTACGAGGCCACTACACGTCCACCGTATGTCCTCGCTTCGACGCTCGACAATGCAACATTGGTTGCGACGTACACAGCACTGACAAACGGCGCGGCCTACGAACTGTACTCGAC